TTATTCATCTTTTATGGCCACGGCTTTGTCCAACAGGCTCGCCACTTCCGAGTGTTGACGACCTCGCGTCATGTACTTGTCCTGGGTCATAGAGATGTTCCGATGGCCAAGATGGTCGGCGCCGACACGAGCCGACAACCCCTCGTTGTCGATGAGTGTGGCCATTGACTTCCGGAACGTGTGAGACGTGCTCTCCGCTACGCCGAGATCGTCGCGCACCTTGCGCCATTGCTTGCCGAAGTTGTTCGGATCCCGCAGTGTCCCAACGCCGGAGGGGAACAGGACGTCGAGCTTTCCCGAGCGGGGTTCAGTCGCGCGCTTCTCCAACATCTCGAGCGCGAACTTGGGGAGCGGAATCGTGCGCAGTCCGGCCGCGGTCTTCGTTTCCTCGACCCGCTCCAACCCGACACCTTTGACGCGCACCACCTTGCCCGTGATGGCCACTGTCCCGGCCTCCAGATCCACGTCCTGCCGGCGGATCGCCAACAACTCGGACCGACGCACCCCAGTGGCGATCAGCAAAGTGATCGGGTCGGTCAGATCGTTCTCCGTGCAGTATTTAGACTCCCTGAGAGCAACCAGGAGCGCACCGAGTTGGTCTCCGGTGAGTGCCTTCGCCCCGACGGCCGGAGCCTTCGCCCGGATGGGCGAAACTTCATTGACAGGGTTGGTGTCCAGGGCTCCGACCAGGACGGCCATGCCGAGTGCGCCGCGGAGAATTGTCTTCGCCTGACGAGCCATCGTCGGACCGTGGGTTTTGGACATTGCACGAAGAGCGGTGTCGATTCTTCCCGCCGTTGCCTCGGCGACCTTGACGCCGCCGATCTTCATGTTCAGCTTGTCGAGCGCAAACTCGTACGTCGACATCGTGTTCGCGGATCTGCCCTCTTCTTCGAGGCGCGCGAGATACGTCTTGCACAGCGTGAAAATCAGAGTGTTCGAGTCGATTTCATGCTCTGACGGCGTCCGCCGCGCTTCGATCGCAATCAGTAGTTCTTCCTCGGCAAGCTTGCCGTGCTGATCGCGCGCGCCGGCGGGGGAGCGCCGCTCGACTATCCGCACGATGCCGTCATCGTCTCGATACCGGCACCGTGCGAGGTAGGCGTCACCACCGAGTGAGATTCGAGCGATCTTTCCGTGCTGCCCGATCCTGAGCGGAGGTCTACCGGCCATGGAACAGTTCCTCGATCTCGTTGCAATAGAAACAGTTGCTCGGATGGTTCGAGGAGTCTAATCCTCGGTCAGCTCTTCCCTCGGCTCAGTCGGGACCTCGGCTATCGAACTAGCCTTCGTTGTCGACGTTTGATCGGGCGTCGCAGTTTCGGCATCCTCCATCGATGTCTGTTTTCCGGAATCTTCCGCGCGTTTGATATCGAGCAAAAGGCGGCTGGTAGTAGTTCGATCCTTTTCGGGGCCATCCGTGGCTGTGATCGTTTCGATTTGCACTTTCACTTGAATGCCCTCGTCGGCGGCCAATGCTGCCGCTTTCGCGAGCACCGCGGAATCGTGCACGCTCACAGCAAAAGAACGCTCGCCAATATTTGGCGTGAAATAGAAGGTGCCGAGACTCCTTCTGAATCCATCGATAGTCCCCGTCGACCAGCGCACCACCGACTCGTAATCGTGCTGTTTCAATTCTTGCTCAAGCACGCGCGCGCCATCCTTGGTGAATGCGATAGGTGATGCACCAAGTGTTCGCTGACGAATCAGTCCGTCTATTTCCCATTCGCCTTTTCGGCTCGCGATTACCGATCGCCGTATCGCTTTTCGTGCGGCAGGAGGTAAGTCACGAACTTCAGCGAGAACAGAAGGTTGACCGTCGGGGTCGCTGGCGTTAGTGAACAGCCGCGCGATGGTCCGAAGTGCTTCGGAATCGACATTCGTTGCCTGCCTTTCCGTTCCGGGCATTGGATTGTCGTCCGTCTTCGGATTCGGCGCCGGGCCAGCTTGCGCGCGTAGGACTACCCGTACCGATCCCGGTGTCGCACCTTCGATAAGCAGATTCCGAGGATGAGATTTCAGCCCCAGTCGTTCGCGCGCTATTGCCTTCATCGCCGTGTTGATTCCAGAAACGAAATCGGCGAGATGGTCCGCGCGGGTACTGTGACCGACCACGCCAGGGCCTGTCAGGTGTAGATCCAGCTCCGCCTGCTCGGGAGAGGTCTCTTCCTGCCAGACCTCTTCAAGCTCTTCGCTGCCCGACACGAGACCGGCATAGATTTGCCCGAGTTCGAACTGTTCGGTTTCCGGATCCTGCGAGGCGTCTCGGATAGCTAGACGGAGCAGCTCCGAGTCGGGGACGTTGGTGAGGTCATTCATCGAACAACACCTCCACGATTCCCTTTGCCTGCCCGGGGACGGTGGTCCCGTCCTTCGTCTTCACCAGCGACCAATCGCGCCTGATGAGCTCGATCGCATGCGGTCGATCGGACCTGAAAACGTAGGCGTCGGTCAGTCCACCCATAGTATGCATTTTAGGTGTGACAACGCGTATCCCTTTGGTTCCTCGGGTTGCCTCGACATCACTGAGGGTCCATAGCGGCAAGGCTACGTCCTTCTCTGCCTTGCTGTATGCCTCCGGTGGAACGATCACGGCCAGGTCCGCGTCGCGCGGAGTCCAGGCCTTGTGCGTGGTGAATCCGCCGTTGATCCACAGGCGCACTGGGTGTCCTCGAAACAGTCTGCGCAGCAACTTGATGTGCAGTTGCACAGCGTCGAAGATCAGCTCGCGACGCTCCCGAGTTGCTTCCGGCGCCTCATCTACGAAACGTGTGCGCACCTCGTCGAGCGTGGATCGGTGGATTCCTTCCGGCAGGATGCCGAACTCTCCTTCGCATGGCGGCAGCATCGACTAGTAGTCCCAATCGTTCGACTGGTTAAGCGGCTTCCGCGTTCTGATGTATTCCACCCATACCGTGTCGACGGCTGCCGCCTCGCGAAGTTCTTCGTCCGTCATCTGCTCTGGGGTCTTTCCGTGCCAGGTTATGGAGGTTCCGCCAAGCCCAGCTTCTCCATGAGTCGTCGGATCGCTCGTCGAGTCCTGCGTGCTCTCGTCTTCATGGTCTATCTCCTGTCGTTGCGCTACCAGTACGCGAAGCAGTCCGATTACCGCTTCACGTTCTTTCGGCGACAGGTCGTCTACGCCAGGAGGGAGCTCCGCGGCGAACGGAGGTCCGGGCACTCGACGGCCAGCTGCCATGAACGCGGTCTCTTCATCAACGCCGGCAAGCCATGCGATCGCACGGATGGTCTCATCCGAGGGAGTGGATTTGTAGGTTCCACTTTCGATTGCGTTCAGCGTTGTGCCGACGATCTTGTGGCCAGCAGTCTGTGCCTGCATGGCCAGTTGGCGGATCGATGTGTTCCGCTCACGGCGGGCTTTCCCGATCAAGCCTTGAAGACTGTCGACCTCGTTCATGGTGATTACGTTCCCCTGCTGGTTGTCGCTTGTGCCAGATGGCGAAGCAAATTTCATGACAAGTAACAGGGACATCATTGCAGGGTGGATATTGCTTTCCCCACTTGTCCTATTGACAAGTGGATGACAAATGCTGTGTACTCTACTTGTCAACGCGAACATTGGAGTGCATGATGAGACGAGTACGACCGCCTGTTCGACGAAAGGACGTTTGGATGAGGGTCAAGGACCCCGGCCAGATCCGGAGGTGGAGGAAGCAATGCCACTACAGCCAGCGTGAACTTGCCTTCCTGTGCAGAAAGAGCCAGAACGCCATCTCTCTAGTGGAGAAGGGCGAGTTGAAGAACATTACTGAGGACTTTGCCGTCGCGCTGGCTGGGCGTCTGGGCGTCCCCTGGGAGGACCTTTTCGAGGCTCATGAAGTTGAAGTTAGGCCCACAGTTTCAAATGCTGTGCACCGCATTGGTGACAAAATCTCGGCATAGAAAAAGCCGCCACCTGCTCGAACAGATGACGGCCTGAGAACCCCAACCACACAGAAGAGGAATCCAATGACCGATCTTACTTTGTATGCCGGCAAATCCCCATTCGACGCAAATCGCGAAGTTCGTCCCGATGGCTCGGAGTTCTGGGACGCACGCAAACTGCAGCCGCTCATGGGCTACTCGCGCTGGGAGGATTTCCAGACGGCGATTGAGCGGGCCAAATTGGCAGCGGAAAACAGCGGGCTCTCGGTCGAGGAAAACTTTCGGCGTGTGGCGAAAGTTTCCGGGAAGCGCGGGCCTGCCCAGGCGAACTATGAACTGTCTCGCTACGCGGCGTACCTCACTGCGCTGAACGGCGATCCGTCGAAGCCAGAATCGGCAGCCGCTCAGTCGTACTTCGTGATCCGTACTCGCGAGGCCGAGGTTGCTCCGAAGCCGACCGAGCTCTCACGGCTGGACCTGATCGAGATTGCGCGCTCCGCGGAAGTGGAACGCCTGGCACTCGAGACGAAAGTCAGCGAGCTCACACCGAAAGCGGAGTACGTCGACACCTTCGTCACCGACGCGGATCTCCTCAGCTTCCGCACTGTCGCCTCCACTCTCGAGATTCCCGAGTCGGATCTGCGCAAGATCCTGATGGAGCACGGATGGATCTATGTCGAGACCGCGACGCGTTGGTCGGAGTCGAAGCAGAAGAAGGAGTCGATCAACCGGTACTCGGAGTACTCACACAAGAAGCCGTACTTCCGTCGCATCGAAGAGCATAAGGCTCCGCGGTTTCGTGGCGAGATCATGCACACGCTGAAGATCACGCCGGCTGGCGCGAACGCGATCGACCGGGCAGTGGCGCGCTGGGTTTCAGGCGAAGAGGATGCAGCATGAGTGACTCGATTGAAACCGAATCCACCCCGGTGGACGTCGCAACGGACTACTGGCTCACCCGCCAAGAAGTGGCCGACCGGATCAAGATCCCCGTGAAGACCCTCGCGCAATGGTCGACCCTGAAGAAGGGCCCGCGCTTCGCGAAATTGGGCAAGTACGCCCGCTACAAGCTCAGTGACGTAATCGCGTGGGAAGAGGCGCAGTTCGGCGATTTCAGGGTGGCGTCATGACATCGGATCAGTTCACTGCGGATGTAGACGACCTGGAAGCGCGACTTCGGAACGCTCTCGACCGGCATCCTGCCGGCAAGGGATTACCGGCGGCCAAAACAAAACCCGCCGCTGCTGGCGGGGCGGGCGTGTTCACACACTTTCGGAGGGCGAACCGATGACCGGCAGATCTGTGAACGCTGACGTGGCCCGCGCTTTCGCGACGGTCCTCGATCACCTACAGGGAGTACATCGTGCTGCTGACTCTCCCCGAAGTGCTGGTGAGGACCAGCGGAATGGCGACGTCGATCCAGAGTTCGACATCACCGTTCTGAATGGAAAGCCACCCACCTTCAGTGCCGTCAAGGATGGCGCGGAGTTCAGCTTCTTCCTTGGCTGTGATTTCGTACGTGTTGCTTCCGGCGTACCTCAAACTACGAGCCACAATTCTTCTCCTTCAGTTGATGGTGGTAGCAGCCCAACTGTAGGAGATGACCAGGTCGCGGGGGTGGAGTACATAGCTCACGCGACCGGTGGTCACGACATGGCCAACTTCGCGGAGGTCTTCAATGACGCCATCCGTAAGGCTGGCGAAGCTGCCATCCGCACGGCTAGCGACGCCATTGCCGCCGATACGACCGTCGTCACACTCGAATCCCTCGCCGAAGCTGTTCGCGAGGCATTGGTCGACGAAACTGCGACGTATCGAATCCGCGATGCAGCGAAGTTGGGTCTCGACGAGGCGGAAGTGAACCTTGCGTACGCCAAACGTGCGGTCCTGCATGCAGAGCATGCACTGCGTGAGTACATCTCCAGTGGAACGAAGGTGGCGTCATGACGTCATCCGAGTTGTCCAGCATCCCTGCGGATCTCATCCGGTTTCCGGTATCCGGCTTCACGAAGATCGAGCATCCCGCAATCTCCGTCCGCTACGACCAGCCGTTGAACATGATCGCGCTCAGCGTCGACGGCACCGACGACATCTACTTCGACCGCGACTCCACGTTCTCGTTGATGGACGAGATGGAGAAGGCGTTGGAAGTTCAGGCAAAGCTCGGCGGTGTCGCATGACGCGCCGGAACCTCCGCGGTCTCCTGAGCGCCTTGATCGTTGGACTTGCGTTCTGGGGTGCTGTCGTGTGGACAGTTGTTCTCATTTCAGACGGGACGTTGTCGTGAGCAACGGCGTCGAATGTCTTTGCTGGCCAGTCGAAAATCCCTGGACCTACTACGGGATTGTCGAGCCCGGTGGAGCTATGGAACCCAATCCTGATTGCCCCGAGCACTTCCCCGCCTCCTCTACCGAAGGACATGAATCGTGAACCACAACAAGATCGCCATCGCTTCAGCCGCAGTCTTGATCGCAGCAGGGCTGGCCAGTTGTTCGTCCGACGCCGACGTGGCATCCGAGAACATCTCGAAGGCTTCCGAGCAGTTCGAGGTGAGTCGCCGCATCGTTGCCATCAACGGCATCACCGACAAGTACCTGTTCACGGTCGAGGGCAAGTGCTCGATGGAATACCCGGACAACCGAACCGAGATCATCTGCAAACTGAACGACGGCAGCTTGGTCAAGCATGTGGTCCGGCAGAGCGACAACGTCACGCTGATCATGGAGCAGACCGACGGCACGAACGTCAGCACCGACCACTATCGCGTGATCTTCAAGCCGGAGGTCATCATTCCGAACGTGTACCGACCATGATTCGGAATTGGTTTCGACCAAGGGTTGATCCCTTGGAGCAGGCTGTTGCCCTGACCAAGGAATCTGTGCGCGAAGCAATGAGGCCGACAGAGGACGAGCTCGAGCAAGTTCGGCTCGCGGCCGAAGCTCGGCAAGCGGTACGGCAGAGGTGCATCGACTCGGAGTCGGATTGGTATGCGACGCTCCCGGAGGCTCACTCCGATCATCGGTGCGTCAAATGCGGTTCGACTCGAGTGGTTCGCAGATTCGAGCGAATGGGGCAGCGACATTCTGTCGAGTGTCAATTAGGCAGGATGCGCGAGTCACTCCGGGCGGCCGGCTACTTCTCCATGTGGAATCCCGGGCACCGTCTCCCACATCGTGAAGTCCTGCAAATCTCCTGCGCTCACTGTGGCCATGCCATCGGTTCGGAGCGCACCCTTGACACGAAGGTGGATGAATCATGACGCCGAAACCGACGAAGCCGATGGGCAGTTGGACCTTGGAAGAGTTTGTCGCCGCTCAGGTCTCGGCAGCTAAGGCGGTCAGAAAGATCGACACGATCAACATTTCGGAGCCATTAGTCGGGCCTGGTTCCGGTTCGAAGACCGCGGTGGTCGCGAAGCAGCGCGAGAAGATGGATGCCTCCCTGGCGGCCCAGGCCCGGAGCGAGGAGTACCTCCGGAGTCTCGCGCGTCACGCCTTCGAGTTCGAGTATCAAGGTCGGGTACCTCAGCAAAAGTTCGATCAGGCAGACCCTGGTACGCAACGGTTTTGGACGGCGATGACTACTGCCTTGGTGAACAAAATCGCCATGGATGGTCGCTACGAGGACTTAGCGAAGGGACCCGGCGTCGTCGACAAATCCGAAACCAAGCCCACCGCCGTAGAGAAGCGTGTTTCCAGGGGTGAGGCATGAACGCTATCTTGACTAGATCGGAATTATCGTGCCATGAAATGGAATCCGGCCGAGCTGACGCGAGAGCAGCGGCGATCTTGTCTCGTCCTGTTGGGTGGAATGTCCGGGGAGCTTGCAGCATTTCAGCGGAGCGAGCTGGGGTCAGGTCCAGAAGTGTTGGCGCTCGACTTCGCGTACACAAAGGTAGCGGCGATGATCGACGACCGAATGTCGTCGATCCTTCAGGCCTACGACTAGCTTTCGAGCGCCAAGCTGACACCTTGCTCGATCGCGGTCGTTGCTCCGGACATCAACAGAGGCATGCCGGCGCGAGTCCAGAATCGGGAGAACCTATCTCGCCAGGTCGAATCGGTAGCACCCGAGGCCTCCGCACGAGCCAGTTCGGCAAACAACCGATCAACCGCCTGCCGGAGTGCGAAGTCTCCGAGGACCTCGTACTCATCAATGCAGCGCCTGCAGTGTTCCGCGACTGCGAACAGGTGTGCCTTCAGTTCGCTCGGTATCTGCGTGTCCTCGCGAAGTGCCTCAAGGATCTCGGTGACCAGATCCGAAATCGAGGAACGTTCTTCGGTCGACGCGACGGGTACGAATCCGCCAAGAACGTCGATCAGTGCTTCGAGCGTGTCCAGGTCTCCTGCATCGAATGCCGGAGCGCGGCTCTCCCATCCGCTCGGATACGAGAGGACCATGCGGGCCCAGTTCTCGTACCTACGTCGGTAGAGAGCGGTATTTCGTCCAGCCGCATCCATCGCAGAAAGCAGTTCATCAATCTCTGCGAGGTAGCCGACCGCTTGCATGACTCGTTGGATGCCTCCACCGCTCTGCATCTGCCGAATGGTCGAGGGGGGATGCGTAGCTCTGCCCACGGGATCCCAATTCTTCAGAGTCTGGTGCAGCAGTTGCGCTGGGTTCGCCATGGTGCGGAGTTTACCTCAGCGGATATGAGAAGGACCTCCAGGAAGCGGTACGCCCGCATGCGCGCATCCGAGTCGAACTCGGCCCCCAAATCTCCGGTGGCGTCACCCAAGTAAGGCCGTCGCCCGGTCCCGATGGCCGGCAATCCCGACGCCACCGGCTCAACTTTCCATTCCTCCTGTGAAGGACATTTTGTGATGACTCATACCCAAATGGCCCCCGAGTACGTGGCCGCAAGCAAGAAGCAGTGCCCTCTGAGCGTGCCGTTGGCTGTACTCGGTGAGGTTGATACGCCCGAGTTCGACGCTCTGACTGTGGCGTTGGAGTTTGGGCAGGACTGGCCGGACGACTCCGACGTCGACGGTCGTGACGACATCACGATCGACCGCGGCGAGATCCATTTCTCGGACGAATCCTCGTCCGAGGATGAACCACATGTGGAGCCAGCGCCCCCGCTCGTAACAGGCCCCGGCGCAATCATTGCCGGCACCTGCTCCGTCATCATCCTGATTGTCGTCGGCATTCTCTTCGTCGCTTCACACTTCGGCGGTGTGGCATGAGTGTCGAAAACACCCGGAACCGTGACAATCTCCTTCACCTCGCCGGAATCATGGCCGAAGGCCAGAGCGGCTACATCGAGGGCATGGAGTCTGCTGGACAGGCTCAGCTCGTCAACTCCGATGTTCTACCGGCGGAAGCTTCGGCTGACTACGACTCCGATACGGGCGACCAGTGGCCGAAGCTGGAGGCCCTCGGGATTGTCCGCGGCGAACCCGTCTCCGGCGACCCGCTATTCATCCACGCAACTCTGCCGGAGGGTTGGAAGAAAGAGGGGAGCGACCACGCAATGGGCTCGTACCTCGTCGATACCCGCGGAGTGCGAAGAGTGTCGATCTTCTACAAGGCCGCGTTCTATGACCGGTCGGCGCACATCAGCATCATCCGGCCCGGGTCCGCATTCGCCACGGAGGGCATCTACGGCGACTCCCCAGCAAAATTGCCGCAGCAGTGGGGCGTACTGACGGACGAGGAGAAGGCGGACTTCGTCGCCAGTCTTGAGCAGTACATCGAAGATGCCGAGAAGTACGCGCATCGTGTCGATCGACTGCCCCGAGTCTGGACCCTCTTCCATGCAGCGAAGGCGGCGGCATGAGTGAGATGACTCTCGACGAGTACAAGGCGCGAATCGATGCGAAGTACGCAGGCGCCCCGGATAACTCGACGCCCGAAGAATCGACGCGGAAGGATCACTGGCTCCTTGTCGGCCCACATGGCGAGGTCGAAGGAGTAATGACCCGTCGGTTCGCCAAGTCCGCGGCCGAAGCCTTCGACACATTCTTCGAGCGGAAGAGGGAACGCTACGCCGCATCGGCCGAGGGCTGGCACATCGAAGTGGACGACATGAACGGATCCCGTTGGGCTGCAAGCTGCGATGCACACACGGCGGTGCAGTCATGAAGCATCTGCACTGGTTCAACTGGACCCTCATCGGCATCCTTTCCCTCTCGGTTCTGCTGTCGTTGGCTGCGGCGCACTACTCCCAAGCGATCAGCACCACGGCGGTGGCGGTGCTGTATGTTTCCGCGACCGTCTTCGCTGGCGAAGCTGACGAACTCCGGGCTGAGAACAATCACCTTCGCCGAGCATTGGCGTGGTGGAATCACCCGACCTGGCGAGGTCGACTGTGACGCGCGAGGAAGCGGTCGAGTACTGCGGTCGGTGGGTTCACTACTGCAATCCCGTCACCCGAGTCGTCGAGTCGAGCGGCGTTATCTCTCACGTCACCGAAGACGGCATGGCACAGGTGCATTACGCGGAGACGACACATCCGTTGCCGACGCATCCGGCGAACCTCAGCCTGGACAGGAGTAGGCGATGAGTGATCCTGTGCGTTTTGAGCAGTACGTTGGTTCCCTGCCGTATCGGGACCATGCATGTTCGGTCGATCGCTGCTCGTTGATGCCTGAGCATGACTGCCGGCATGCGGAAGTGTCCCTCTCCGGAATGGTTCTGGACGTTTGGGACGAGCCGGAGCTCGGTGACGCTGCGATCGAAGTGGTTGAACGGCTGAACCGGATCCGCGATGACCTGATCGACGCCATGCGATCAGCGTCGGACGACGTACGTGATCTCCAAAGTGAGGCCGTCGTGCTCGCACATCCAGGACTGGCGGAATTACTCGAGTTGGCCGAGTGCGACATCGACGGGGACGTCGACAACGTCGGCCTCTCAGACGATCCGTCGACCTGGGGCACCGAACTCCAAGACCTTGGTGCGCGGCGCCTCCGGAAGATCGAAATGAGGGCAGCATCATGACCTACACCAAATTCGAATACGGACCACTCGACACCTACGAGATCATCTGGACCTCAGGCCAAGTCGAGTACATCCAGGCTCACCAGGTACTGACGCCGCAAAGCCCGATCACGGCTGGACTTTTCGGCGAGGAGAAGCAGAAGCCGGCCTGGACGATTCACGGCGAGGTCGACGGCCGCTGGCGCTTACTCCTAACAGCGCCGGTGGATGACATTCGCACGGTTCGGAATGTCACACACACCCATGACGTCGCAGAGTCGGGCGGTGGGTCGTGAGCTGGATGTACGGATTCTCCACCGCAACTCTGGTCTGGTGCGGGATCGGATTCTGGTGGTGCGACAAGACGCTCAAGCATCTCGCACAACTCCGGAAGATGATCGATGAACATCGGGAGGGTCGACAGTGAGCGATCTTCGCATCGAATCGAACCCCGAAATCCGTGAGGTCAACGGCGAGGTCGACGAGTTCCTCGCCAATGGCGTCAACGTCCACCTCGAAGCGATGAGCAACAACACGTGGTGGATCGGAGTCGAAGTCCCGGGTGTTGGTACCTGGCACATCAATCTCGGCGCAGTGAACCCAAAGACAAAGGCCTATATCAGCGTTGAGAGGAGTGAGTGATGAGTGAGTACTACGACAAACAAGGCAATCCGATGACCTTCGAACAACTCTGCAATGTCCCGAAGGACTACAAGCGAGTTGCAGAGTCGACGATCACCATCGACGGGATCGAAGTCTGGCTGTCGACTGTGTGGCTGGGAATTGACCACGGCCATGGCAATGGGGCGCCCGTGTTGTTCGAGTCCATGATCTTCATCGACTCGAACTCTGATCATCCGCATGCGAATTGGCTCACTCGATACACAACGGTCGAAGCGGCCGCGCAGGGTCACATCGCCATTGCCGACGAGCTGAAGGCCGGGCGGTGGCCAGAGTGACTCACTCCGACATGGGCGACGACTCGCTCACCGACCCGTGCGACAAGCCCGGTTGGTACGACCCACGCGATGACGACCACGACGTCGACAGGCTACGAGACCAGGAGATCGGACTATGAGCACCACGGAGCTGGACCCCACCCGCATCGACATCGAGTTCGACCCCGCGAGGCAGCGCATGAACGGTATTGCCCAGCATGGCATGACGCCCTTCGGCGTACCGTTCATCAGTCAAATCGAGGGAAACCTCTGGCAAGGTGGCTGCCGTGACGGGCTCATCCTGCCGACATTCTTCAAGCATGTCGTCTCGTTGTACAAGTGGGAGTCGTACACCGTCGAGCATGACCTCGAAACGTCGATGACCGTCAAGATGTTCGACAGCATCGGGCAGGGGTTCGAGGAGATCGACGACCTCGCTGAGTGGGTCAACATGTGCTGCGATGACGGTCCGACGCTCGTTCATTGCCAGGCCGGGCTGAATCGCTCGAGCCTGGTTGCCGGCCGCGCGTTGACGCTTCGAGGCTGGACTCCCGTTCAGGCGATCGAGCTGTTGCGACAACGACGTTCGCCCGCATGTCTTTGCAATCGCGCGTTCGAGGAATGGCTTCTTGCGCAGGGCGGTCGACCATGACCGGATACCAGCACCTTCACCTGGACGAGAACCCGTTCTCCGAGGAACGCCTAGTCGCTGACTCCGATCCATTCCACGAGTACGACCCGCGTGATGACCTCGAGGACTGGCAGAGATGACCCTTCATATCAACGGCGATCAAGCCACCGACATGCACGTGGACAAGTTGCGCAAACGAGTCGAGATCCGCTGCCTTCGGATGAATCGCGAGACGAAGGAGTGGGAATTGGTCTTCTGTGAATCTCACCCGCTCGCCGAGATTCAGGCGGACCTGGCGGAGGCGTCGTGACCTACACGATCGTGGACGTCGAGCCTGACACAGAGGAGTGGTCGGAGGAACGCCGAAACAGCATCGGGGCGTCCGAAGGCGCTGCCGTCATTGGCGAGTCGTCATACAACGACACGCAACTCTCGGTGTACCTCAGCAAGATCGGTCGGCCGAAACCGTTCGACCCACTGCTGTCCTTGATTGGACATGGAGTTGAACCAGTCATCACGAAATGGGTCCAGGACTATCACCCTGAAATCGGCGAAGTTCTGCCCGGATTCATGGCCAGGTCAGCCGAGCATCCACACTTGCACGCGACGTTCGACAGACTCGTTACCACTCCGCAGGGCCTGACCGTCCCCTTGCAACTGAAGTCGTCAACCGTCTTCAAGCGTCACAACTGGGACAACGGAATTCCTCCGGACTACCTGGTCCAGGAAGACATCGAATGCCTGGTCTACGGCGCACCATTCGCCTACCTCGCTGTATGGCATATCGGGTCAACCGAGTTTCAACTCCACAAACTGTTCGCACGAGAAGAACGACAACAAGAACTCATTCGCCGCACGCACACTTTCTGGCATCAGCACGTCCTCCCACGAAAGCCTCCCATAGAGAGCTTGGGGGACGACCTCGACCGTCTCTATCCAGCCACGGTCGGCAAGACGATCAGCGCCGACAGGGACACTGTCGACGCCGTCGAGTTCCTTCGAGAACGAGCCAAGCAGCGACTCGACTTCGTTGCCGAATGCAAAGAGGACGAAGCCAAAGCCACCTTCGAGATCGAACGATTCATGCAGGACGCGACCGAACTCGTGAACCCGTTCACACACAAAGTTATTCATACCTGGCGACCGACCAAAAGCGGTACGCGCCGCCACTTCTCCCCAAAGGACACGAAATGACCCTCGTCACCCGCAAGCCAACCGCTAAGCCATCGTGGCCGGTCCTGCTTATTGCCGGCGCTGAAAAGTCAGGCAAGTCGTGGGCATGCGCGCAAGCGTCAGCCTCGGAGCGGATCGGCCGCACACTCTGGGTATCCATCGGTGAGACGGATCCCGACCAGTACGGCGCCATCCCGGGCGCAGATTTCGAGATCGTCGAACACGACGGCTCATACACGGCGATCCTCGAAGTTCTGGCAGAGATCGCCTCGCTCCCAAAGGCGGACAAGCCCACGCTCCTCGTCGTGGACTCGATGACCCGACTGTGGGATCTGATCGGCGACGGCGCGCAGAAGTGGGCGAACACTCGCGCGAAGAACGACTCCGAAGGCATCATCACGATGGACCTCTGGAACAAGGCAAACAAGTACTGGGCGCATCTGATCCAGGCGATCCTTGCCCATGACGGACCCGTGTTGATGACCGCGCGACTCGAAGCGGTGACTGTAGTCGATTCCCGCGGTAAGCCGACTCCGGTCAAGGCAGACAAGATCAAGACGAAGAAGTCATTGCCCTACGACGTCGACGGCGTGATCGAGATGCCCGAGCGTGGCAAGACGTACATCTCGGCTGTGCGATCAGTGAACCTGCAGCTCAAAGAGCGCACCGAGTTCCCGGATTTCACCGTTGAGGATCTGTGGTCGAAACTCGGACTTGACGACGTCCAACCTCGCGTGGTGTCGAACGTCGCAGTGCCAGAGGGCGATGCAGCATGACCGTCACATTTCTGCCCCTGCTCAACCTCCTCGACCGCGAGCCCTGGACGACGGAATCACTGTGCTCGAAGGGTGAAGATCCCGAGGACTGGTTCCCGACACGGGGAGCGCAGTCGCATGATCCGGCGATCCGTGCGTGCCGGGCATGCCCGGTGATCGGCCAGTGTGCAGTCGAGGCGCACGCAGCCAATGAGTCGTGGGGGATTCGCGCCGGCGTCTATCTCGACACGATGCCGGGCAAGGTTCGTCGCGAGGTGCTGGCCGACATCGCTGCCGAGCATGGCTTCGAGGTTCTAAATGACGAGAACGCGGTATTGACAGGGCATTCCGTCGGAATGGGTGCGCAGATGTCGAAGCTGAAGACGCACTGCCGAAGTGGGCATGAGTACACGAGCGAGAACACCGGCGTTCATCGACGTCGGAGTGGTCTGGAGTCGCGCTACTGCAAGGCCTGCCAACGCGCTGCGGCAGTCCGTCGTGAGGAGCAGAGGGATGCAGAGGTGGAAGCATGACTGCCACTGCTCAACTTCCCTGGCACCTAGGTCGGGAGGTGACTCGGCGGCGTGACAAGCATCGTGCCGCGCAGGGCATTCCGTCCCGAGTTCCGAGGTCTCGAGTGCAGCAGCACGTCAAGGAACTTCGCGCGGCCGGAGTCTCCCTGGGGATGATCTCGGCGGCTACCGGAGTGTCGATACAGGCGCTCACCTTCATCGAAGACGGCACCTTCGGCTGGACGTTGATCGATCGAGCCGACGCGATCATGAAGGTCACGGTGCATCCGCTTCCTTGCCAGCCGTTGGTTATGTCGATCGGTGCCAAGCGACGGATGGAGGCCCTGCGTGCACTCGGGTTCACCGTCCCGAATCTCGCTGATCGACTGGGAATGGATCGCAGGAACGTCCTCGAGATGTGGGGTAGATCCATCTGCACCTATCGACGGTGGGCGGAGATCCGTGACCTGTACGACGATCTGTCAGCTACTCCAGCGAGCGAACTGCAGGGGAGTCCGTACGGTCGCGCGCGGGCGCTTGCGGTGCGGTCCGGCTTCATTCTCCCGATGGAATGGGAGGGGTATGACATCGACGATCCTCGGGTGACTCCGCCGCGCGCCGTTCGTCGACCGGGTACGGAATCCAAGTCGGCGCAACTGGTCGACGAGGTTCTGGTGCAACGGATTCTCGACGGACGACACGAGGGGGCTGCCCCGAAGCTGGAGCGCGATGCGGCATTCCGGCGACTGAACGACGCCGGCCTCTCGGCTGTTCAGATCGCAGAACGACTGAAGGTGTCGACGAAAACCGTCGAACGACTGAGGGCAGCAGCATGACGCGATCACTTGACGAGATCCAGTCGATGCCAGTTCCCTTCGAGGAGTCGTACGGCGAGTTCCGTCATCTCCGTGACGGTGGGGTGCCGCAAGAGATCGCGCTCCGTCGTATCGGAATGTCGTATTCGGGCCTTGCCCAGGCTTGCCGCCGGCACGGTCTCGTGATCGAGGCGCTGCAATGACCGACATCGTCGACGAAATCGACGCCCTGGTCGACGAGCAGCTCAGCGGCTACAGCGAGCGAACCGGATACGACTACAACGCGGCTCAGGATCGTTGCCATCACTGCTCTCGGACCTGGCATGGACTGAGGATTACCGCGCGCATGGAGGAGATGCGACGGTCCTTTCAACGGGAGCTTCGCCGTCTGGAGTACATCGGCGAGGTCGAGATGGGCTATGCCGAAACTGTCATCGATCCCGACTATCGCTACGCGGAGGACGATTCCGAGGTTATTTGCCCTGGTTCGAGATTTATCGGGCCATGGGCGACGGGGCGCCAGATCGAGAAGATGCGAGCCGTTTCATTCGCAGGTGATAATCCGACGTCACTATGGATGTCATACGACTCCATCCGATCCAGTCTCGGCTATGAGAATCGGCCGAGGGATGTTGAGTTCTCGGTCGGATGGCGGGACCCTGCCGCGCGTTCACTCGCACAAGTCGCGGCGGCTTTTGCTCGGCTGCGCGACTCAGGGCTGCTTCCACCTGATCCCTTTGCCGTCACTGGCTGGCTCGAAGACGATGCCGATCCCGAACCTGACGCCCGCACAACGCAAGAGCGTGCACTTCATCGGCCGAGCACGACACCGCCGATGTGGGCAGTCGACGCCGGTCGACAGCGCAGGACTCACACCAATTCGCGAAGGAGGCATCGATGAGCCTGCGCAGAACACCTATCGAGCGCACGCCCATGAAGCGTCCGCGCAAACGGATGACGTCGAAGCCGTCACCCCGAAAAGTCGATGCCGCAAAGGCGTTGGCCAAAGCAGCTCCGATAGCAGTCAAGCGTGCCGGCGGTCGGTGCGAGCGCTGTGGACTGTTCACGGACCTGCAACTCCATCATCGACTGAAGCGGAGTGCGGCAGACCGAGAGCGACCCTCGAACTACTTGATGCTGTGCCTCCATTGCCATACGGGCGGCGATGAATCGGCGCATGCCCACCCGCGGATGGCGCGAGAGCACGGTTGGATTCTTCACTCTCATGCCGAACCGTCCGAGGAGTGGCTCCTGTCGTGGCGAGGTTGGGTTCGCTTCTCCGACGACGGAACCTTCGAACGTCGACCAGGGGAGGGGGAGCCATCTTGCCCAGAAAGCGCATGACTCACCCCGGCTTCTTCGAGTCCGAGAATCTTGCCGACTTGGAGATCCCCGCCATGGTCACATATCAGGGGATCTGGGTGTTCGGCGATGACCGTGGGCGCATTCAGGAGGACGCCGAGTTCATCAAGTTCAAAGTGTGGCCGCGCCGGAAATCTGTGACGGCCGCTGATGTGGCGGACCATATCGAGGCTCTCGTCGGCGGGGAGCAGCTGTGCCGCTACACGATCGGTGGAGGGGATTTCCTGCACACGATCGCATGGGATGAGCATCAGAAAATCTCACATCCGACCCCGTCGAAACTGCCTCCGTGCCCTGTTCATCAGCCGCTCGAATACAAGGTGTGGTGGAAGGACGACGACACTGCGACGGATCGGTGGCGGAAGCGTGAAAAGGCTGGTCAAAGAGCTAAAAGCGCTCAGGAGGAGATCGGGATCGACTCCGGAACTTCTCCGGAGAATGTCGGGAGTGATTCCGGAGCGACTCCGCCACAGTGTAGTTCAGTTCAGTTGAGTTCAGATCAGGTCGAAATCCGGAGCGACTCCGGAGATTCCGGCAATGCGATCAAGTACGTCCGGCCGTCTCAGCGTCGCCACATTTCCTGATTCATGCCTCGTCTAGGCAATCCCTTTCCCTCAACCCTTCGAGTCTGTCTACGGGCCACTCAGGGCCGGGAATCACCATCCAAGAACAGGACCATCCATGGCCATCAATCTGATCGAAGTCCCCGTGATGATCACCCAAGGCGAATCCGGAAGTGAATTCGTCACCATCACCGGCGAGAGCACCAGCAGCCTCCACTTCGCCATCACCCCAGCGATCCGCCGCGACGACAGGGGCACCTACCTCGGATGGGGAATGAACGTCACCCACATCCCGACAGGCCTCACGTTGCCGACTGGCGGAGCAGACAAACGCAAGACAGTCGACGCAGTCAAAGACCTCATCGACTGGGGCAGTACGACACCACTAGCGGACCCCGTCGACAAGAAGCTCGTCGTCGACACCGTTCGCGCACTGATGAAAGCCGAAGACGATCCGTGGCCCGCATGGGCAGGCGACCAATCGACGCCGGCGCTCTCCCTGCTCGTCAGCCAACTCGACGACGGCATCGAAAACTACAAGACGCGACGAGATGCGCGCGACAAGCTCGTCGGAGAGGTCGCAGAGTTCGACGCGGCACTCGCCCAGAAAGTCGGGGGAGCGCTCGACGCCGGACTCATCGGCATCCAGGTCCAGACCTTCGGCACGTCATGGCTTCTCGCAGTCCTGATGCAACTCGACCCCGCAATCGCGGATCAAGCTGCACGCGGACTCGTCTCAGCATGGGAAGACGGCGGAGCCCCTGACGAACTCATCTACGAGTGGCGTGACGACATCGCCAACAATCGCCAGCCAACCCTGCACGGAATCACCTTCCCCTCACCGTCGCTCAACCTCGACAACTTCGAACAGGACCAGCCATGAGTAGAGAAATCCGTCGAGTCCTACTAGACTTCGCCTGGCCCCTCAAGAAAACCTGGGGCGGCTACCTGCGACCCGACGAACTCGATCTCCCTGAGTGCCCCGACTGCAAGCACGGCGAGCGACACTCGACCGGGACCTCCATCGAAGCCCACGCCATCGCGAGCACTTTCTACCCGCACCAGATCGGATGGGCGGACTCGAACGCCGAACGATTGGCATGGCACGACAAGCTCGGTCAAGCGGAAGTCGACAACCTCCTCGCCGAGGGCAGACTTCGGACTCTGGTGAAGCGCGAACCCACGCCGGACAATCCGCGGACCAGTGAATGGAAGACCCTTCCACTCACCGCTGAGAGGGTGAACGCTGCCAATGGACGCGGCGGCGGAGTCTTCGGCGACTACAACCACGACGCACTCAACCGATGGATTCTCATCCGATTCCGTTGCAAGCAGCTCGGAATCACACTCGAGTGCGCAACGTGTGGCGGAGAAACTCACGTCGGCACCCCCGAGCAAGTCGCAGCACACGAACTGTGGGAGCCCACCGAACCGCCAACCGGCGACGGATGGCAGGTCTGGGAAACCGTCTCCGAAGGCTCGCCCATCAGTCCGGTGTTCGCAGACCGTGAGGGTTTGATCGGATTCCTGATGAGTGATCGGTACTCCGGATTCGGAACCAGCCCAACCCCACTCACTCGCGAGCAGGCGGAAGCATTCGTCGGGGCCGGATCGTCAGTCGGATCGTTTCTGCTCACCTCCGCCGGCGAGATCGTCAACGGCGACGCCGCAGTCGCCACACTCAGCGAACAGGACAAGCCATGACCCGCTACTTCTACGACACCGAGTTCCACGAAGACGGCAGCACGATTGATCTGATCTCGATCGGCATCGTTGCTGAGGATGGACGCGAGTACTACGCCGTCAACTCGGACATGGACCACGACCGGATCTCTGCCAACGACTGGTTGTGCAGGAACGTCGTCCCACACCTACCGCTCGTGGATCGAACACGTCAACCCTCGAAGAGTTTCGGTTCGAGCCGGTGGATCTGGTCGCTCGACAGGCGTTCAATCCTCGTCAAGCCAAAGTGGGTCATTGCCAACGAAGTTCGCGCCTTCCTGCTCGCTGAGTCGAATCCGGAACTGTGGGCCAACTTCAGCGCCTATGACCATGTCGCGCTCGCACAACTGTGGGGGAAAATGATCCACCTTCCGAAGGGTCTGCCGATGTACACCCGGGACTTCCAGCAGCGTCTCGATGATCTCGGCCGCCCAGAGATTCCCGAACAGTCTTCGGGTGCACACGACGCACTCGAAGACGCTCGACACCTCAAGACTTGCTTCGACGCTGTCCGACCAGGCGGTGAGCCAGCATGAACGATCACGCCACTGACTGCTTCTGCGCCACTTGTGATCCCATCTGGAACGCCGAGATCATCCGCTACCACCTCGGGCTGCAGGTGGCGGCATGAGCGACACCTACGTGGTACTCGAGACGGGTCAAGGCGGAGGAATTCCCGACACAGTTCACGGACCGTACTTCGGACGAGAAGAAGGCGTAGACGAACTGAAGTCCCTCCGCGAACACACCGCGAGACTCGGTCGACGTGACCGGTATCAACTCGGCCGCGTTGAGGTGGAAGAGGAATGACGAACCGCAACAAAGCCAAGGGTGATGCCGAGGAACGGGCCGTCCTCGCCATCCTCCGCGACGCAGGATTCCCCCACGCCGAACGAACCAGGGCGGGCCGGGCCGAAGACCAAGGCGACATCTTCCTCGACAACGCAGTCGGCCTCGCGCCCAGCGTGATCGCCCAAGTCAAGAACGTCGCAACCCCGAACTGGACCGCATGGCTGGGAGAGCTCGACGACCAGAAGCGGCGATCGAAGGCGGTGCACGCATTCCTGACATGGAAGCGATCACGCCCTGGAGGTAAACCGCCGCACCGGCTCGCCATCATGCCACTGGCCGATTACGCCCAACTTCTACGAGAAGCGGGTTACGGCGATCCACTCGAAATCGATTCTGCGCCAACCGAAACCGAGGTGAAATAGCATGACCAGCCTGGTAAAATTCAGGTATCACTTCACCTCCACTGCAACAGCTTTCGGCATCACTGCGGCCGGTTTGGCGTTCGCAGGGTTCCTGACATTGACCGCGCTCTCGGATGTTCTCGAGCGCCATCCCGGAACGAGGAACTCATGACCGGTTTCACCCCCGAAGAATGGCGAACAGCAGCGCGAGTTGCTCGCCGCAGCATTTTCACTGAAGGCAATCCCGATCTGGCTGATGCGTGGGAGAAAGCTGCAGATCAGGTCGAAGCGAGGCTCATCCTTGCCGGCGGTATGGCACTCACCGCCGAACAGGTGGAAGGGTTGAAGTTTGCGCTGGAAGCTGTGACGAGTGTTGCCGATGTTGTACCGGAGTTGCGGGGCACTCTGAGCACTCCAGTCGGCCGTCTCGTCAAGCTTCTCCGCGCCCTGTTCCCAGCAACCGAACCCGCAGCAGTTCGTGACGGCAGTGATCTCGTCGTCGTGCAGCGTTCACACACCGCGAAAGCAGTGCAGTCGTGGATGACTCTGGACCTCTGGACTGACCTCGGGAAGAAAGACAAAGACTTCGACGCCGAATATGAGCGCCAAGGGTTCGGGGATTTGTGGGCCATCTTGTTGGGTGAGGTCCGCGCCCTGGTTCAAGCAACCACTCCGGCCCCTGCCGAACCTGCCGAGGAGGATACGAAAGCGGAACTGTGCGCGGTGCGTCTTTGCGTACTCCCCGCTAGACATTCCGGCGTCCACGCCGACCGCGAAGGTCTCAGGTGGAACAACCCCACCTCCTCGCCGGTTGTCCCTGCCCCCAACGAAACCGGACCGTGGGAGGACATCTCAGAGGCTCCGAAGCATCTCACCCTGATTGACCGAGTTGGCGACAAATGGACGTATGACGGCGACGACTGGGTCACTCCCGAAACGGCGATCCTCCCGGTCATGTCCATCAACAAGCACTACGCCCCGTTCGTTGCAGCGCCCACCGGAACCGGACCGTGGCAGACATGGCGTGATGTGCCCGACGGCGTGAGTTACCGATCGTCCCGACCTGGATCACCTCTAACGTTTACAAACCGGAATGGCGTCCGCTTCGTCAACAGCACCGGAATGCCGGACGAGTTTGAGCGTCTACAGCCGTTCAATGCCGTGAAGGAACAGTCATGACAGATAACGAGATTCGCATCGCTCGTCGCAAGTTGCTTGAAGAGAGTTTGGCAACGAACCGATCGAAGCAACAGGCACTCTTCGACAGTCTCGGCGACAGCCCGGTCCCTGGAACCAGTTACACAGAGGCGCGGATAGCCGAAATCAACCAACTCGAATACGAAGCCAAAACCGTTGAAGCCGAGCTGAAGTGTGCCCCGTTCGTTGCGGCCGAGGAGGGGTGAGCATGAGCGAGCAATTCAACGCCCGAGACTTCGACGACGACTACAAGGTCGACATGGTCCAGGCCTACCCCGACATCTCCCAGACCCCGAACAGGGGCAGCAAGCACTTCTACTTCTCCTACGAACAGCTGCAAGAGTGCTTCGCTCGAATCCTCGTCGCTAAGAACCTGGCTCCCGTACACCGCCTGTACCTGGACGACAAGGGCGGAGCATGACCCTCACAATGACCGACCTGTTCTCCGGTGGCGGTGGCAGCTCGGAAGGCATGACACAAGCCGGGATCCACATTCAGGTCGCCGCGAATCACTGGGATACAGCGATTGCCACGCACCAGAAGAACCACCCCGACACCGAGCACATCACCGCGAACCTGTCCGAGGTCGATTGGCGTAGCTTCCCGAAGTCGAACATCCTGTGGGCGTCGCCATCCTGCGTGTGGCACGCACGATCAGGTGGACGGAAGCAACCGCCGGCCGAGGAAGAGATGCGGCGCGCTGATGCTGGATCAGTGGATCGTGCAACAGCGTTCGCGGTGATCGCAGCGTCCGAGGTTCACCAGTACGACGCGGTGATCGTGGAGAACGTGCCCGAGTTCCAGGCGTGGAGTCTCTACAACTGGTGGCTCGACGGGATGCGGGCACTCGGCTATCGGCAGCAGGTGATCTTGCTCGACGCCGCCGAAGTCGGGGCCGCACAGCGCAGAGTCCGGTACTTCGCCGTATTCACCCGTGACGGCAACGTGGACCTGACCATCCGTGAGCCGAAGCGCACACACGCGCTGAGCATCCTCGATCCGAACCCCGGCAAGCTCGTCACCCGCAAGCTGTACGTCTCCGACCAGATCGAGCAGATCACCACCCATGACGTGCCGCACCTGGTGACGTACCGGCGCAACGCGAAAGCCCGCCGAGCCGACACGCATCCGCTCGCAACGATCACCGCCGGCGGCAACCACCACGGCATCGCCACACTCACCGACGAAGGGCCAAGGTTCCGAATGCTCAACAATCGCGAATGTGCTCGCGGCCAGGGATTCCCGGACTCCTACGAGTTTGTGGGCAATGCGAAGGACGTGAAGAAGCAGATCGGCAACGCGGTCTCTGTGGACGCTGCCAGGTGGATTGGTGGACGCGTCCAGGCTGCGCTGGGGGTGGCGGCGTGACTGGGGTGGATGTTGAGCACACGAAAGCGCTGGAGCAAGTCGCGACCGATGGCGGTTGGGCGATCTGGCGAGACCTCGACAATGGGTTCTACGTGGTCGGGGAAGAAAGCGGAGTGATCCCGGAAGGCGCGGACCACGTTGACGGCGAGCACAACCCGGTCGCTCACGTGTACGTCGCGACCGATGCGGCTTTCATCGTCCACGCCCGGACTGCGGTACCCGCCTTGGTTGCGGCTGTCGAGCGAGTCCGAGCAATCGCCGAACACTGGTCCACCTGCCCCAAAGGTGACTACGACTGCCACGACTGCAATTACAACCGCCCCGAAGCCGGGGACCTACTTCTCGAAGCGCTCAAATTGGAGACACCATGACTGAGAAGACTTTCGATCTACCGGATGCCATCGACGAGGACGGGCAGCTCGACTGGGTGAGTCGCATGTCCTATGTGTCCACCCTGCGCGATGGGCAGGTCTACATCGGCGACACGGTGTGCGGGGAGTATCCGGCCGCGAATGTCCGCGAGTTCGCATTGGCTTTGCTCGCAGCTGCTGATGTGGCCGAGGTGTCGTCGTGACCGCGCCTGATCTGGGGTTGACCGACCTCATCGCAGCGCACCAGGCAGGCGACCGTTGGACGGACTTCACATATCCGTCCATCTTCAGCGACAAGCCGTTCGTGGCGACGACCGTGACGAAGATGGTCAATTGCTCATGCGGAGAGTCGATGCCAGCCGAGTCCCATCCCGCGCATGTAGCCGAGATGCTCACTGCAACCCACACCATCACCCCGAAGCTCGTCGCAAAGCCCGGAATCCCCTGCGACGACTGGGCAGACGGTCATAGCTACCGCAAATGCACCCGACCGAAAGGGCACGAGGGACATCATGGCTGACCTCATCAACCTCATCGCAGCGCACCGACTGAAGCAGTCGTACTGGAACTGGTGGGGCTGCACAGGATGCGACTGGCGAACCAAAGGCACCTACGGCAGCGAACCCACAACCGAGACCGCCACCGAACACGCCAAACATGTGGTGGAGCAGCACACCAACGGGCGGCACGAATGGCCGAAAACCACCCCGACCGGACACACCTACGAACGACCCACAACCTACGTGGAACTGGTTCGCATGAGCGGGCACATGGTTCAGGGTGAGATCGAATGCTGGGAGGCTGCGGAACTGCCGCCTGAACCTGTGTGGGAGATGGTCGGCATCGCACAGCAAGAGGTTGAACGTGAACGTAGCCGCGCCGAGAAGGCTGAGGCCACGATCGCCAGGGTGGAAGCGCTGAAAAGTGACCTATTCCTGCGCGGCGGAAATCTCATAGCGCAATGGGGAGCAGCACGACTTATCGGCGCAGCTTTGGAAGGGGAACAGCAATGAGACTTGATATGACCGCGCCCAGTTCGGTTTGCGCCCATTGCGATCAGCCGATCTGGATGGCGTCGAATGGGGACTGGAAGCACTACGAGAGTGGTCGCTGGCTGAACAGGTGCCAACGCGTCGCCAACTACGGAACCGATGCCACGCCCAAGCCTTCTGAGGAGTCGTTGTGAGTGAGATCCGATCACAGGCCACACCCGCGAGAGACAGTGGACTGACAGACGCATTGCGGGATGCAGTGGGCGACAACTACGACCACGGACGCAACCCGAACCTCACAGGCCAACTCTGGCACGAAGACGGGATCCGCGACTCCATCGACTGGGCAGGCGCGGCACGAGACCTCGAACGTGAGGGTTGGTCGAAGCCTCGCACGGTGAACAGCATCGAAGAACTTCACGCGCTCCCCGTCGAAACCGTAATCCGCCGCCAAGACGGCTGGGTCGGCGAAATCAGCATCGTCAGCGGAAAGCCAGTCATCTTCTGGATCGGCAACGAACGCCCAGACGAACTGAAAGACATCGCCCTCCCCGCGACCGTCCTCTTCACTCCGGGGGGTGCGGGATGACGCAGCAGATTCCGTATGACGAGATGCGGCGACTGTGCGGACTGCCTGACATTGAGCACCTAGAACTGATGGCCGTCATTCGAAAGTGTGGACTGAACCAGGCGATCAGCTTCATGCAGCTGACCGGCGCTTTCCAGCAGCAGGAGGACGGGCGAATTCAGTGGACGCCCGATCCGTCGCCTTGGTGGGTTCCGGTCGATGAGCCGTCAATCGAATCAACCCAGTGGACGTATGGCCGGCGTACCGGGATCGCAGGCGGTTTCCTTGGCGGGCGTGAACCTGAGGTTGCCACTGCGCTACCGGAGCCGTCGACTAGTCCGCCGATGTGGGCGAACAATCCAACCAAGACACGCCGGAACGCATTCGGGCCAACGAGAAGGGTGAAGTAATGACCGCAGTTGCTTACAGCGAACCGAAGTTCAAGTCGATCGCCGACGCCAATACTGTTCTCCGAGGACAGGTCGGATCCGGCCTCCATGGCGTGACGACCGGGAATGATGACCGCGACGAGATGGGTGTGTGCATCGAACCTCCCGAATGTGTCGTCGGCGTCAGCAAGTTCGAGCAGTACCAGTTCCGCACCCAGCCTGAAGGTGTCCGTTCCGGCGCAGGCGACCTGGACCTGGTCATCTATTCGCTACGCAAGTGGGCGCGACTGGCTGAGGCCGGGAATCCCACGGTGCTGCTGTTGATGTACATCCCGCCGGAGGAGCTCGTACTGAACACCTACGTCGGCGAGGACCTGCAGGCGCACCCTGAGCGGTTCGTCTCACGACAGTCAGCGCTTCGGTTTGCAGGCTACCTGAAGTCACAGCGTGAACAGATGCTCGGACTTCGCGGCAGGAAGCACACGAACCGACCAGAGCTAGTGGACGTGTACGGATTTGACACGAAGTTCGCGTATCACATGGTGAGGCTTGGGATTCAGGGCGTGCAACTCCTGACCGAAGGGCGGATCACGTTGCCGATGCCATCGGACGACCGTCGATGGTTGAAGGAATTGCGCGAAGGGAAGCACACAAAGTTCGAAGCCCTGGACCGTGCTGCCGACCTGGAATCTCAGCTGATGCAACTCTCGCGGACCGCCGACTACCCGAAGCAGCCGGATCGCCAGCGGATTGATTCCTGGCTCGTGTCGACCTACCAGCAGTGGTGGGCAGAGCATGGCGCCCTCTCCTTTTTCAACTGACGTTCTTATCTTGAAGGGAATTTCATGACACCGACGAAGCACGGCAAGAATCTGCTGAACTGGGCGTCGCAGATCGACGACAACACGCTGGTCCAGGCAGAAGAGACGGCGATGATGCCGTTCATTTTCCCCCACGTCGCGTTGATGCCCGACGCTCACAGCGGTAAAGGATCCGCGGTGGGGACCGTGATCCCGACTCGTGACGCGGTGATCCCGGCCGCGGTCGGTGTGGATATCGGTTGCGGGATGATCGCAGTGCGAACGCAGTTCACGAAGGCCGATGTGGACGGCAACGATCGGACACTGGGGGAGTTGCGGGAGATTGTCGAAGCATCGATCCCGTTGTCGCCAGGCAATTACAACCTGACGGAAGCGCTCGGGAAGTGGTACGCCCAGCCGAAGATCGAGGAACTGGAAGCGCGCGCTGAGAAGGACAATGTCGACCTGTCTCACTCTCCGAAGTGGCGCGAGCAGCTCGGATCCCTAGGCGGAGGTAACCACTTCATCGAGCTGTGCCTCGACGAAACAGGCAGGGTGTGGCTGTTTCTGCACTCCGGCTCGCGCGGGGTGGGCAACAAGATCGCCCAGAAGCACATTAAGGTAGCGCAGCAGTTGTGCAAGACGTGGCATATCGATCTACCGAATCGAGACCTCGCATACCTTCCGCAGGGCGTGCCCGAGTTCTGGGTGTACATCAGGGAATTGCGGTGGGCTCAGCGGTTCGCGTACCTGAATCGCGCGGAGATGATGGACCGCTTCGCCCACGTCTTCGGCGAGTGGATTGGTACGAGCGTGCAGGAATCGGAGCGCATCAACTGCCACCACAACTACACCGAGCAGGAAGAGCACTACGGGGAGAAGGTGTGGCTGACCCGCAAGGGTGCCGTGAATGCACACGAGGGCGTGAAGGCCGTCATTCCGGGATCGATGGGAACTCGCTCGTATGTGGTGAGCGGTAAAGGGAATCGATCGGGCCTCTGCTCTGCGCCGCACGGGGCGGGCCGCAGGTTCTCTCGGACGGAAGCCCGGAAGCGGTTCACCGAGGCGGATCTCGAAGCGCGTATGGAGGGCATCGAGTATCGCCATGGCGCTGAGTGGATCGACGAGATCCCGGACGCGTACAAGGACATCGACGTGGTGATGGAAGACGCGAAGGATTTGGTCGAGGTGCTGCACGAGTTGCGTCAGATATTGAACGTGAAAGGTACCTGAGCAGTCACCTTCACCTGATCCTCGTCATCCCGCCTCGGGCCAGTCAAGGCGGGATGACGGGCCAACCCTTTATGTCTTGAGATCGTCGAGGACGCTTGCGACACCATTCACGAGATGCTCTGCTACTTGGCGAACGCCGATGCCCGGAATTCGATCGACGCCGGGTATTTCGATCGATTCGACGAATCCGAGCATCGGGGGCGGATCCATCTTGAACGCTCGAATGTTGGGGCCCCTGAACTGCGGGCGTTTGACGGTGATGATGCTCGCGAGCGCCCCGTCGACGAGTGGGTCAGTTCCGGGAGTCATTTTGATGATCTCAACTTTATTTGGCCGAGTTTCGTCGACTGTGAGTTCATGTGTCTCGTAGGCAACGACACTGACTTCCCTGTGTTTGTCCAGGTTTACCAGCCGCGCCAGCATTGCGAGGGCGTGATGCTCGACCGGGCTCTGTCCTGACCGAGCGTAAGGCTGGACTAGTCGAATGCGCTCCAGAAAATCTGGGTCGCAGTGCTTCCGTAAGGTTCTTGCCGGACCAGGCTTTTTGGCTGTGCCCTCCCAGCGCGCGTCCTCTCTGATGACAGGGAAGACGAGACCTCGCTCGTCAGCTTCGCTCAATGTTGCGTTGCGCGATCTAACGTGATCGAACAGCGCATGGTCGAGGGCCGCACGCAGATTGGTCAAGATGTCGCCGAACGCTAGACCCCACCAGTCGGGCATCGCGGGCTCGACGACTGCATAGAATTTGAAAACTATCGTGTCCGGCAAGAAGGCGTGGTCAGCGTGCTCGTTTCGGAAGTTGATCGGGTCCAGTGCACGATACTCGTCGATGCTGTTGCTGAGTTGAGTCTGGTGATGACGCGCTCGATCGAGCTTTCTATATGCACTATTCACTTGCGCATTTTGGTCACAATTTCCTCAAATTGCAAGTCTGCGACAACTCTCGCTAAACGAAGAGCGGATTGAAAGATATTGCCAGACAATGTAATTGGTGTGTCGTCATGGTAGAATCAGGCAGAAGTTACGGACTGTCTGAGAGTGGGGATCGCATGGGGATCGCGGAGTTTCTCGAAGCTCGGTTCGATGAGGACGAGGAAGCTGCCCAGAACGCAGCGGGATGGGACCAATCCGGATCGGTCCGCGACGGGGGTCTGTGGCGCCGCGAAGGGGTCAACAGCGTGATCGACAACTCTCGGCGGCTGGTCGTGCAGGGAGATGGCCCAGAGCCGGACGACTCTCAGGCTGAGCACATCGTTCGTCATGACCCCGCCCGCATCCTTCGTGAGGTAGCAGTGAAGCGGGCGCTTCTCAAGGCGCACCGCGAGGTCGTGCTGCGCGCGGACGATGGGGCTGGGAACTACGACATCGCTCGCCTCTGCCGTTCTTGCGCACCGGATCATGCGCATATCAGGGAGAACTGGCCGTGCGCCACAGTCCTTCATCTCGCTTCGATGTATGACGGTCATCCTGACTTTGACAAGGAGTGGCGACCATGAGCGAGATCTACTTCATCTGCCGTGACGACCGTCAGATGCTCGACAAACTCCTCGACGAGATCCCCGCCTTGATCGAGGAGTTGAGCATCACCGTCACCCGCCAGGACCGCACAGGCAAGGGTGGGATGAAGATCAGCTCAGGCAGTGACGAGCAGCCGATGCCGTTCAATGTCGGCGCTTCCGATGCCGGCGACTACCTCCGCAATGAGCTGAACACCTGGGCTCGACTGGTGTGCGAGGAGCGCTGCATCTCCTATGCCGGTGCGGATTCCGTCGTGGGCGTGGCGATGTGGCTGAAGAAGAACCTGGCCTCCTTGGCGATGACCCAGGGCGCGGAGGATGCGTTGCCGGGGATCGAGTCTGCGATGAGGCGGTGCCGGCGGGCGATAGACATTCCTGCGGACGACGATGTCGCTGTCCCGGTAGTGGATGTGGCTCAGGCGCGAAATTCGGAGTTGAATGCTGCTGCCATTGCCCGGATGCGGCATGAGTTGGGAAAGCCTGAACTGAATGCGCGGCGGATCGAAACGCTACTGAAGGCCGGTGCATTGAAGCCGCACCGCGTGGTGGCGATGCCGAAGAAGGATCTCGTGGTGTACCGACTGGGGGATGTGCTGGATGCTCACGAGAAGTATCCATGTAGACAGACGAAGGCTATCGCGTGAGAGCATGGGCCCTAGCTGGCGTTGGGTAAAGGCTGGCGAAGCTTCTGTATTCAGCGAGGTGTCATCGGAAGCTCGCTCGACTCGGGATCATACTTTGTATGCATTGTGTTGATGGTCTTGCGGAACGACAGGATGAGGTTGCTCCGCGCATCCCAAGCAGGCCTGAAGTCGGGGGTGGTGCCGTTGCCGCGCAGCTCCCGCCAAATGCTGCTCAAAACGTCGTCCATGGTGGTCATTGCAAATGACTCATCGAGTGCCAGTAAGTGCAGCTTCGCTTCAATTTCACGGCAGCGCGCAAATGAGCTGTCCACGTCCATTGGATTTGTCGGTGTTCCGCGCGCGTCTCCACTGGCGGCGTTGTGGCAATTGAATACAAGGTTCCAAGCCACATTTCCAGCCTCAAGCGCCTCGACGAGGGCGTCTACGGCCTCTTTACGGCGCCGCTCCATTGCTGCGACCTTTTCCTTGTCGGAGTGCTGGCGATGATTCATCCAAATGCCGAAAGCGGTCACACCTGCCACTACCAAAGCCACGAGTGCGGCAATGAGGGTGGCCTCGGGTTGGGTCAGGCCATCCGAGGATGGCGGAATGTTCTGCACGATTACGGGTGCGACTTGTGCGTGGAAGCTGATCACGTTCAGGCATGTTTCCATAAGCGCTGTCGGGGTGATCTCGTTCGGTGGTTTCACCTGCGCCGACTGGCTTACGTGGGTAAACAGGTGATACGCTCATCGCGAAGCGCGGGTAGTGAATACAACTCACTGGTCGCGCTTTTGCTGTACCTGGCTGGATGTGCCGGGCGGAAATCAATCCCCGTCGAAGGAGCATTCATGCAGAACATCACGATTGGCCGTTACGAACACGAATCCATCGCCCGCGAATATGCAGGCTGGATCGAAGGCATCCGCAACGACGGGTCCACGTGGATCATGTGGCTCGACGAGAGCGGTTCGCCCACTCAGTACTTCGCCCACAGGGATGTGGACGGCGGTATCAAGGGTGAGGCTGTAGCGCTTTCGTGAAGGTCTTACCCGCCGGTGAGTGAAGTTGCCTCACCTGCACATTCTTGTGGTCAATCACTGCGCACACATCTGCATCTTCGGCGCTCCGTGAACTGACCACAATCCCCGAAGTGTTGTCGCTCAGCCAGCGCCGCTTCGGAATGCCGCAGGCGGGGAGATAGGAGTCGCTTCGTAGCGGCAAACTCATCTCCGCCTGCGGCCCTTAACGTCCCAGCAGTCTCGGGTCGCCGGCCCCCTATCTCCGGGCTGCGAGCTGTAGCGGTGTGGAGCAGTCGGTAGCTCGCTGGGCTCATATCCCAGAGGTCGCAGGTTCGAGTCCCGCCATCGCCACTATCAACGAGAGGTCTTCCTTATGAAACCCACGATTGGACGCATCGTCCACTTCAAGATCGCAGCAAACCAGGCGGAGGCTATCAACCGCCGCCGTCTCGATTTCGCGAAGTATCGGTCCACCGATCCCGCGTACACCGACACTGGCTACGTCGCCCACTTCGGCAACCAGGTGCAGGCTGGTGATGTGTTCCCTGCGATGGTTGTCCGAGTCTGGGGCGGCGGGTTGATCAACGCACAGGTATTCCTCGACGGAACCGACACCTTCTGGGCGACAAGTGCAGCCGAGGGTGATCACGAAGGTGGCTACGCCTGGCCGCCCAGGGTGTAGGTCCAATCGTCCCCGCCCCCAGTGGGGTACACGGCAATCCATGGCCCGATGTGCCGAGGTAGCCGAACAACTGAATAGGCAATCCCCTTTAGCTCAGTGGTAGAGCAGTCCGGACTACGAGCCGGAACGGACGCTGGTTCGAATCCGGCCGGGGGAGCTGGGGCGGTACCCATCCGCCCGTCGTGGGCGTCCGGTAAGTCATTCCGCTTCGGCGGGTGCTAGGCGTCAAACAATTGGGAGTTGAGGTGGAGGCACCTGTCCGGCACTTGCAGAAGTTGCATACCGAGCGGGCGAAGTCGTAGCTGTCGGGTTTGTGTTCGACGGCTGGACGGTGCTTAAGAACGAGGCGACTCTGCGCGCCTACTCCACCCGCCAATCTCTCAGGAGGATCAATGCCCGATCAAAAGGCAAGCTACTTCGTGATCGCCAGCGAAGCATTCCTCGAATCACTTCGCCGCTGCGCCAACGGTGAAGACCCAGATCTGGTCCTTATGGAGTTCTACGTGAACTGTGAGCACGAGGACGTCGAAGGTTCCGAGACGTGACCGAGAGATTCAAGCTCGAGACTCACGACCTGTCAGTGCCAGGCATTGACGAGTTCCCTTCGTACTGGCTGAACATCGCCATCCATGGCACCGACAAGGAATTGCATCGCGCAATGGCGAAACATGCAGGCGTCCCTCTCGCGACCATTGGCGAGAATGTTGGCGGCTGCTTCAGTTACCCGGATGGCTGGCCGACGAATCGTTACCTCGGGATCCTGCGGTTCTCGAAAGAGAATCTGACAGTGAACACGATCATTCACGAATCAGTGCACGTCGCAGTGCATCTCGCACGTATCCACTTCCGTTGCGATCCATTGCGTCTGCCGCGTGGAGGGCATGGCCTTCGTGAAGAGGTCGTCGCCTACGCGACGGCTCCGCTCGCCGAAGCGTTGATCGACAGGTTGATCACCAACCCGATGTGAGGGTGTGTCGCCACATCGACTGACAGAGGAGTCGCGTGAGCATTGCCGAGACCATCGCGCTTGCACTTGTCGCCCACCTTGTCGGTGACTATGTCATCCAATCGCATTGGATGGCAACGGAGAAGACGAAGCGCTGGTGGCCTGCGATCGTCCACGCTGTCACCTACGGTCTTCCGTTCCTGCTGTTGACGCAGTCGTTCTGGGCATTGCTTGTGATCGTCGGAACTCACGCCGTGATCGATCGCTACCGGCTGGCTCGACATCTGGTGTGGCTGAAGAACCAACTCGGCCCGAAGGCCTCGCGCCCGGGGCACACCGCAACGGGCTATCCCGACGATGCGCCGGCATGGCTGAGCTTCTGGCTGCTGATCATCTTCGACAACGCTCTGCATATGGGCATCAACGTCGCCGCCATCGTGTGGCTGTGAGGGGTCGAGATGAGTGACCAACCGAGTCGGCCACTGGCGGTTCTAATGCTAGTGCTCATAGTGCCGCTTACGTGGGCCATTACGAAGTGGACTGTCGACATCGCCCTCGTGACATTGGCGTTGGTGTTCTTCATGGCATGTGCTTACGTTGCCAACTATGCCGTTGCGGCATTCACTCGGACGGGACGGTGCAGCGATGAGCGACAAGACACCTACCGATGAGCAGTTGGCTCAGTGGCTCTATGACGCCGAGTATGACTGGAGTGCTGAGTATTACGACTACGAGGCTGAGATGCCTCCCATGCCTAGCGATACATTCCCGCACTACTACAGCGATGATTACCATCCCACTCTGGCTGCGATCTTCCGTGAGCTGATCGAGTCCCGCGCAAAGAGCGCCGAAGTAAAGCCGTCGGACGCCGATCTGTTGCGGGCCCAGAAAGACGTACTCGACGCTGAAGTGCATCGAAGGCAGGTCTATCGCATCTGGGGAGATCAACACAGCCGTCTGGCTATTGAGACCAAGAAACAGGCCGAAGAGCGGCTGAACCTTGCGCAGGGCAAACTCGTACGACTTCACGAGGTCGACGCTTGACCGCCGTCCTTGATTTCATCGAGGCCGTCCGAATCGCGTGGGCACTGATCGAGGCATGGATCATCTGAGACTGATGGGGGCGTGTCGATGAAGCTGTTCGTAGATGACGAGCGTCCCGCACCTGAGGGTTGGGTACTCGCCAAGACCAGCAACGAGGCGCTCACTGTCCTCGCCCTCGCATATCGGGATGACGTACCACCCGAAGCGATCTCACTCGATCATGATCTATCCACGGTCATGTACGAGGACGACACCACTCGTCCGGTCATGCTGTGGCTGTGCGAGATGGACTGGTGGCCAACTGAGCTGTACGTCCACACTGCGAACCCGTACGGCGAGGAGTGGCTCGTAGGTATGGCTCGACGGTATGCGCCGGCCGGAACGCTCAAGGGCTACGGCTGCAACTTCTGGGGCACATGCAAGTCCGACTCGATCGAGCGGCATTGGGTCCAAGGCAACAGTCATCGGGTGACCTGATGCCCAGTCTTGCGCTCCTGTGTTGGGTGGTCGTCAACATCTGCCGCATGTGGCTGGACGGGGATGTCAGGCTGCTTCGTACTCGAACATCCCGCGCGCAGCGATTTCTTCGTGAATGCGTCGGATGTCATCTTCGAGGTCGGTGACGTACTGCGGATCCGGGAACGGTGCATGGCGTACGAGGTTCACATGCTCGGCAAACAATGCGCAGTACAGGTCGGCAAGCTCGTCGTTGGCCATCGTCGCTAGAGAGATCATGGCTCAACCTCCAATGTGCGTGCAAACATACTGTCGCTCAATTGTCCGCATGACCGATCGATGTCAACAGTTACCGGCCAGTTTACGACTGATCTCCGGTGACCACAATCCTCTAAGTGGGTGACATCGCAGTCCGGCAACCGAAGTCCTTGACGTCGTGTCGGAGATCCTTGACGGCGTAGGCCTCACACCCGCCGGACGTGTCGCCCCTCAGTTGATGCCAACGCTCGCCTCATTCGGTGGGCTTCTACCGCATGTGGTTCGACCGAGACTGAACGGCCGGTACTCTCCGCGCCAATCCTGCCCGCTGCAGTAAATAGGTACCCATGTAGGTACTTCGGCCGAGGTATCAACAGCAGCAGGATGCCACGCTTGAATGACAACGAACCCGCTCAAACGAACAGGTTCGACAACAACCAAGCTTGCGGCACGCATCGCGCTACCCATCGATCTCCAGGCGCACCCTTATGAGGGACATGTGTCGCACCCCTAGGGTCACAGAGTTTCTGTGCCCAGGGATGAGAGCCCTCCTGCGGAGCCTGAGAGGTGGCACCGCAGGAGGGCATTCACAGTCGCAAAGGATCTAGTCATGCTGCTCGAGTCAATCCGAATCATATGGGCGCTCCTCAAGTTCTGGGTGCTCTGATGAACGCGGTCACGACCCTGTCCCTCGACGAGCGCCTCTCGCTGGTGTCACACAAGATCCGCGTCGCACTCTTCGGCAACGACAGACCTGCACTCGCAGTGCTAGAGCCTTTGATGGATCAGCTGCTCGAAGACAAGTACGCAGCGATGGTGAAACCCTAAGCACACACGAACCTGACCTCGCGGCCGACTGGGATGCCTATCCGTCGGCGGCGAACTCACGTCTGTGCCCTTCCGAAACTGCGACTGCAATCGATAAGGCTGGGTGTGACCGGCCATCCCTGTGCAGATGCAACCTCATCGAGTAGGGAGCGGCGATCATGATGTCCATCGACGACCAACTCTTCGACGTGTCCAACAAGATCCGAGTCGCTCAGTTCGATAACAACATCGCCGGCCTCGCAGTGCTCGAACCGTGGATGGACCGACTCCTCGATGCCAAGCATGCGCTGATGGTCGAGCACTGATGGCACGAGCGCGGACCCGAGTGTGCAGCAAGCCGGGGTGCCATCACATGCAAGCCGAAGCCCAGTGCCCCGAGCATCGAGCAGAGCGAGACCGCGCACGGGGAACCACTACCCAACGTGGATACGGATCAGCGCATCAGCGGCTCCGAGAGACGTGGAGTCAGAGCGTGCAACTGGGCCGCGTCCACTGCGCCAGATGCAGCTGTGTGATCCAGCCAGGCGAACCGTGGGACCTAGGACACGACGACCGAGACCGCACTCGCTATGCGGGCCCAGAACATCTCGGGTGCAACCGAGCCACATCAAACAGACGAAACCAAAACGCCCGGAACTAAATCCATGCAAACAAAACCAGACCAAATCTGAACAAACTAAATCATCCGCAGACCGATCCTCTGCGGTAGAGAAGCCCGACGTCCCCATGCGTCGGGCTTCTCGCATCCATGGGAGCAACATGTCACGGCGACTCGACGGAACCCTTCACGGCACGCACTACGACAAAGCGTGTGTCCAATGCGGCACCGCATTCAGGACGCGCAAGCCTGAAGCCAAGTGCTGCAGCAACAGATGCGTCAACCTTGAACGCTACGACAGGATCGGCAGGACAGGTAAGGCGGCGCTCATCCGATCGAGCAGCGTCTACCCTCGCGACTGCGACCTCTGTCGCAAGCCGTTCATTGCGAGGCACCGTGATGTAGTCCAGTGCCTCGCATGCCGAGACTCATCGAAGGCTTGGCGCGTGTTCATCTCCGAGTGCAGTGCATGCTCGAAGCTCTTCGCCTCCAGATACACCAGCCGCACATGCACGCCGGCGTGTGCCGAGTTCGCTCGGTTGATGGCCAAGCGTGAAGCCAAGCACAAGCGCCGAGCGATCGAGCGCGACGCCTTCGTCTCGAACGTCTCACCTCGAAGAGTGTTTGAACGCGATGGATGGAAGTGCCACCTGTGCGGCAAGAAGATCAACCGCAAAGCGCAGGTGCCGCACGCATTGGCCGCGACCATCGACCACGTCATTCCATTGGCTGCCGGCGGTACTCACGAGCCCCTGAACTGCCGGACCGCGCACTTCATCTGCAACAGCTCGAAGGGGTCCCGAGGCGGCGGCGAGCAGCTCCTCCTGGTGGCCTGACAGGCACCCCCACCCCTAACACCCCAAGGGGTCGTCGACGAATGACCGCGGGGGAGGGCGCTGAATGGCGCGGAGGGTTCAGAACTTTCCAGATGGCGCGATGCCACCTGGGTCCGACGTGGCGCGATGCCACTGAAGGGGTTGATGGTTATGGCAAAGGGTGGTGCTCGGAACAGGTCTGGACCGCAGGCGAGTCCTACGTCCGGTCGGTCGGATCGTCGAGGCTTGTCGTTGACCGACTTGCCGCGTGAGGGTTACTCCGGAGCGGCTCCGGAGTTTCCTTTGATGGCGCGAGTTGTGATGCGGACGGAGTTCGGAGAGAAGGGCGCTCGCTATGAGATTGTCGATCAGGATGCGACGGCGGATTTCCGAGAGCGTGAGGCAGATCTGTGGGCGTGGGCATGGTCAACTCCTCAGGCTGCGGCGTGGTCGAGGGAGTCGTGGAGGTGGCAGGCCGTAGCTCACTGGGTGCGAACCTCAGTGATCTGTGAGTCCGGTGGATCGACTGCGGCCGATCGTGGCTCACTCCATCGCTTCGCCGACCAGATCGGGATGACTCCGGCCGGGTTACGCGAGAATGGCTGGGCGGTTGCAACCGACGAGGTTGCCGAAGCGCGCGAGTCGACGTCGGAACCTCGGGCAGCGAAGGCAGCTCCGACTCGCCGCTTGAGGGCGGTCTCCGGTGGCGGAGGCTGACGGGTTCGTCGTCGACTTCCCGACTCTCGGTGACATCGCAGACAAGTGGATCGAGCAGCATTGCCGCATCCCTGACGGTTATCGCCGTGGCGACAACTTCACCTGGTCCGATTGGCAGTTCTGGTGTGGCGCCAACTATTACCGGATTCGACCCGACTCCGCTTGGGCAAGTTCGAATGAGCCGCTATACAACCAGGCGTTCACCTATCGACGCGCTCAGATAGTTGCCCCGCAGAAGACTGGCAAGGGGCCTTGGGCGGCTTCGATGGCATGCTTCGAAGCTGTCGGCCCTTCGCAATTCCTGGGATGGGCCGGCGCCGACGATGGGTATGCGTGCTCGGAATACGGCTGCGGGTGCGGGTGGGAATATCCGTATCTTCCGGGTGAGCCGATGGGAATGCGACACCCCTCGCCAGTGATTCAGTTGACGGCGACTAACGAGGATCAGGTCGGTAATGTCTACCGGCCACTGACGGCCATGATTCGTCTTGGCGAGTTGTCGGAGTTGATGTACGTCCGCGAGGGTTTCATCCGCATTGCGGGCGAGGCCGGCGGGGAGGACTTCGACCGTATCGACGCTGTGACGTCTTCGGCGACAGGACGAGTGGGAAATCCGGTCTCGTGGGTGCTGCACGACGAGACGGGCCTCTATACGAAGTCGAACAAAATGGTCAAGGTCGCAGAGGACCAGCGCCGCGGCGCGGCCGGCATGAACGGTCGGACGATGGAAACCACCAACGCGTGGGACCCATCCGAGAACTCCACAGCACAGCGAACATTCGAGTCCGGAATGACGGACATCTTCAAGTTCTATCGGATTCCCCCGGCGGGCCTCTCGTGGGGCAACAAGCGGGAACGTCGAAAGATCCTGAAGTACGTCTACGAAGGATCTCCTTGGGTGAACCTCGACTCAATCGACGCCGAGGCTATGGAACTCAACGAAACCGACCCCGCCCAGGCTGAACGATTCTTCGGCAACCGCCTGGTCTACGGACAGGGTTCATGGCTCCGTGACGGGCTGTGGGATTCGAGGTATGCGGGTGTCGAAGCTGTGGCTGCCGAATCCTGATCCGGGCACATTGGTTTCGGCCGGATTCGACGGCAGCGAGAACAACGACTGGACGGCAATTCGGTGCGAAACGATCGACGGACTGCAGTTCACCCCCCGCTACGGGCCGGATCGACGCCCGACGATCTGGAATCCGGAGAAGTGGGGCGGGATGATCCCGCGCGGCGAGGTTCTGACCGCGGTCGACGAGATTTTCTCGACCTGGAAAGTGGCTCGGTTCTATTGCGATCCGCAGGACTGGTATTCGGAGATCGGGGACTGGGCCTTGAAGCACGGTGAAGAGCATGTCTCGGAGTGGCCGACGAACAAGATCGATCGGATGTTTCACGCGATCAGGCGATTTGAGATGGATCTCGCGAGCGGCCGAATCAAGCAGGACGGTTGCCCGATCACGGAGTTCGCGATCGCGAATTGCCGCAAGGTCGCGAAGCCTGGCCAGAAGTACGTTCTCGGAAAGCCGACCGATCATCAAAAGATTGACCCTGCAATGGCATCCATTCTCGCCCATGAGGCTGCTGCTGATGCTCGCGAGTCCGGCTGGACTGCCGCTCCTAGTACCCGAATGATCGCTTTCTGAAAGTTGGTGATGTGGCCGATGGCCGAGACTGTTGACCTCATCCCGATCCTTGAAAAGGGTCTCTCAGCGGATGTTTCCAACCTGACCAAGTGGGACAACTACCTCGAAGGCGAGCAGCCTTTGAAGTACATGTCCGAGGCCATGAAGGAGGAGCTCGGCGATACCGCGGTCGAGCTCGTTCTGAACTGGGCTCGACTGGTGGCTGACGCTTACGAGAATCGGCTCGACGTCGAAGGCTTCCGGTACGCGGATGCCGAGATCGAGGACGAAGCTCTTTGGGCGGCTTGGCAGTACAACAACATGGACGAGCAGTCCCAGCAGGGGCATCTCGAATCCATCGCATTGTCTCGGGCCTATGTGCTGATCAGCACCAACCCTGAGAAGGACGGGCCGCCCCTGAATACGATCGAGTCTCCGTTTCAGGTGTGGGCTCGCAGGGATCCGCAGACACGCAAGGTGTCGAGTGCGATCAAGAAGTGGAAAGACGTCGACGACGTCGAGCACGTCCTGATCTACACACCCGAGGAGACGACGGAGTTCGTCAAGAAGGGTGGCGCGTGGGCGAAGGGTGAGTTCGAGGACAAGCACAACTTCGGGATTGTCCCGGTGGTGCCGTTGGTGAACAAGCCTCGAACTCTTCGCCCCGACGGGACAACGGAATTCAAGGACATCATCCCGATCGCTGATGCGGCGAACAAGATGGCGACCGACATGATGACCTCTGCGGAGTTTCATGCGATGCCACGGCGCTGGGCATTCGGTCTGAAGCAGGACGATTTCGTGGACCGGAACGGGAACGCGATCAGTTCCTGGTCGAAGATCAAGAACCGCATTTGGGCGAACGAGAGCAAAGACGTCTCCGTCGGCACGTTCCCCGAGTCCGACCTCGTGAACTTCCACAACACGATCAAACTGCTGGCGCAGTTGACGACCCAACTTGCTGCTCTGCCGCCTCACTACATGGACTTCAACGGCGCGAATCCTACCTCCGCGGATGCGATTCGGTCCTCGGAGACTCAGCTGGTGAAGCGAGTGGAACGCAAACACACCTTCCTTGGCGGTGCCTGGGAGGACGTGCAGCGCATCAACCTTATGTTCATCCGAAAGAAGTCGGAACTCGAAGATCGCGACTACCAGCTGGAAACAGTGTGGCGTGATCCGTCGACTCCGACCGTGTCTCAGAAGGCGGATGCTGCCGTGAAGAAGTATGAGGCTGGAATCGTGCCGCTCGAGCAAACTCGGATCGATCTGGGGTACAGCGCTACTCAGCGAACGCAGATGCGGGCGATGGATACCGAAGCTTCGCCTGCGAATCAGATCGCGAAGCTCGTGAAGGCCGATGCTGCCTGATGCCGCTGCCGCGCACTATGCGGAGCAGCGGGGGATCACCGCGGATGTACTAGGGATCGCGGCTGATATCTGGGGCACTCGTCCGCCGAGGGACTTCGACGCCTGGTTCGATGCGAACATCGGCTTGCTGATGGAGCTGGTAACCGCAGGCCAAGGTCGCGCGATGGCGGGTTCGGGGGAGTACGTCGCCGACGCGCTCGATGAGCTCGGAATCTCCGGAGTCGCTCCGGAATCTGCCGTCGAAACTGCCGCACTCGTTGGGGTTGCGTCTGATGGTCGTGCGCTTGATTCGCTGATGTACGGCGCGGTGATCACCTCCAAAGGGCAGGTCGCAGAGGGTGCATCGACGGCGCAGGCGTGGGAATCCGGCTTGAGTGCGTTGTTGACTCGACTGCAAGTCCAGGTGGCTGACGCTTCTCGGGCTGCGACGTCGTTGCATATCGCTTCCCGGCGTGGTGTGGGGTATGTGCGGATGCTCAATCCGCCGTCCTGCTCGCGTTGCGTTGTGCTGGCGGGCAGGTTCTACCGCTACAACCAGGGGTTCGATCGCCATCCGGGCTGTGATTGCCGGCATATACCCGCAAATGAGGATCGTGCGGGAGATCTGCGGACGGATCCGCGACTGTACTTCGAGTCGCGGAGTGCGGCACAGCAGGACAAAGAGTTCACTATCGCTGGCGCACAGGCGATCCGCGATGGCGCCGACATGCCCCAGGTCGTGAATGCGCGGCGCGGAATGTCGACGGCGCAGGTCAATCTGGCGGGCTGGATCCCGAAAGGAAAGCTCAGCACCCAGAGCGTCTACGGCCAACGCATTGCCACGACGGACGAGGGTGTCACGCGTCTCGGTGTGGCCTATCAGGCGATGTCGATGGCTGGATATGCGGAGCGGTCGACGGATGTTCGTGGGCGCCGGTACTTCAAGGCGAAGGCGCCCAGGTTGATGCCGGAAACGATCTACCAGATCGCCGAGGATCGTCCGGATGCCCTTCGGCTGCTGAAGCTGTACGGGTATGTGTCGGATGATATTGCGCCGCGGCGTGCCACCTCCGTCAAGCTCAGTCCGAAGGCCGGTGACGGAAAGTCGATCTGGCAAACGCCGGAGGAGCTGGCAGCAGCAAAGGCGGCAGCATCGAGCGCGGGCAATAGTTCCGTCGTCCGCAAGTTGGTCGAGCCGGAAATATCGCCGAATGTCGTCGGTCTCGAGAAGATGCAATTCGAGCGCGACTTTGCGATGGTCCCGAAAGCCGCCAAGGAGATTCTCGCAGAGCGTGGGGTCGAGATTGTTGTCGCCCGCAAGGTTTCGGAGTCGAAGTTCGCCGAGCTGTTCAAGGATATGCGAACCGATGACGGTCGAGCAGTCGAGGACCTGTCCTTTTATCAGGACAGTCTCTCTGCAGTCGTCATCACGACTGGTCACGAGTCGGGTTCGGTCAATGTCGTCGCTCACGAGATCGGTCATGCGCTGGATTCCCGCACATTGCGTGGGAATCCGGTCGACGTCGTATGGCAAGAGCAGGGGAGCGAACACCTTCCCACTTCGATCAAGCAGCGGATACAGGAACCGGACGTCACCACCGTCGATCGATTCATCGACGATCCGTACGTCGAGTGGGCGCACTCTGCGTTCATCCACAAGAACCCCGCGGCGAACGCTTACTACCGCACCGGATCCGAGGGGCACGCACAGTCCGGCCGCGAAGAATGGGTGGCCGAGGGTTACGCAGCTGTCGTCGAACGTAACGACGCCTGGCTGCTCACGATCAGCGGAGGTAGCCGCGAGGCCGCGGATATACTCAAATGGACGTACCGACGGATGGGAGTGCTGCCATGATGCTGCCGCACCTTGTTCTGGGCAATTTCCGCTATCTCGACGTGTGGGGAAACATCCAACCCGCGCGCCGGACGTTCACCGAGCGCGACCTCGAACGTCATCGACGGATCAATCCGGACTTCGATCCACAGTCCGAGGCAGCTCCCGCTGCACCTGCGAAACTCACTGACGAGAACCGCGCGTACTGGGAAGCGAATGCTGCCAAGGGCGGTCACGTCCTTGATGATCTGATGCAGATCTAACCTCACCTCCCGCTAGCCAACTTCACACGACCCCGAAAGGCCCCGAGAGCAATCCGCTCCGGGGCCTTTGTCATGTCCAAATCTTCCCCGCTCGGCGGGGAGTTCAATCCCGCGCGGGCGATCCGTGCGGGCTCACCCCCGCGATGGAGGTTCATCACCCATGTCCGCACCCATTCCCACTCCGCCTGTTGTCGTCGATCCGGCCGCTCCCGCAGCTCCTGTTCCGACGCCTCCGGCACCAGCACCGGCTCCGGCTGCTCCCGCACCTGCCTCCGCACCACTGGCCACTGACCCCAGCGCGAAGCCGGAAGTTCAGTACCCCGAGGGTCTCGGTGACCCCGGCAAGAAGGCACTCGATGCGGAGCGTGCACGTGCGGATCAGGCCGAGAAGGACCTGAAGGTCCTGCGTGACAAAGCCGCTGCCGATGCGAAGGCTGCCGAGGACGCGAAGCTCTCCGAGCTCGAGCGTGCTCAGAAGATTGCGAACGAAGCGACCGCCGCAGCAGAGAAGCAGGCGCAGGAGAACCAGCGCCTGAACTTTGCGTATGCGAATGGCGTTCCCCGCGAATGGGTGAACCGCCTCCAAGGAACCACACCTGAAGAACTTGCGGCTGACTGGGCGATCCTGCAGCCGACTTTGGTAGCCCCGGTGGCTCCCATCGACCCGAATGCTCCTCGCGTTCCTGCGCCGGTCCCGTCGCCGGGGCCGCAGCCCAACGCTCCCAAGACCGAGGACGAGCTCCTCTACGAGCAGATCTACGGATCTGCTCCGAATCGAAAGTGAGAAATCAGAAATGGCTGATTACGTTCCCATTCGGAAGCCTGGCTCGGATGTGCCGATCTTGACATCTGTCGCAGTGACAGGCGGTCAGTTGGTGTTCATCTCCGGATCCAACACCATCGCGCCCACCACGGCAGCGACATCCGCCTGGTTCGGTGTCGCAGCGTTCGACGCCGCGATCGGCGAACTGGTCACGGTCCACCGCGGTGGCGTCCATGAACTCGCTGCCTCTGGCGCTATTGCGGCCGGCGCCAACGTCGTTGCGGCTGCGGCTGGTGCTGTCGCAACCGTCGGAGCAGGAACCGCCGATCAGGTTGTCGGAGTCGCTCTTTCCGCCGCAGCGAGCGGCAAGGTCGTCGTCGCTCTCCGCTGATCCATCCCGCTAAGTCCACTTCCACTTCCGGAGCCCACGCGGCTCCAGATCAGCCCAGGAGGGCCGTACATTGGCTATTACCTACCCGAGTGGTCCGCCCACGTTCGCCGCGGACACCGTCACCATCAGTCGATTCCTCAACAGCCCCACAGCTGTTGCTACCCGAATCAATCAGCTTGCGCAGCAGCGATTCATCTCCGACCTTCTCCTGACTTCCCGTCAGGATGTGTCCGGAGGTGCAATCGTGTTCGAGCAGGACGATCCGCTCTACACCGATCGTCCCGTACAGGCCGTCTCGCCGGGTGGTGAGTACCCGCTTGCCGGTGTGGGGTCGGGCACGCCTCAGGCTGTCCGCGTCACCAAATGGGGCCAGGACGTACCCATCACCGACGAGAAGATCAAGCGATCCAACTTTCAGCCGGTAGAGAAGGCGTTCAACGTCATCGTCAACCAGCTCGTGAAGACGATCGACTCGATCTCCCTGTCCCTGATTGCTTCCCAGGTCACCGCAACCCAGACGGTGACCGACGGCGCATGGACGACATCCACCAAGATCCTGCGTGACATCATGCTCGCCAAGGCGAAGGTCACTGGACTGAACAAGGGCTACGACCCGAACGTCATCGTCGTTGACGACACGATTTGGGCGATTCTGGCTTCCGACGACAAGCTCTCGACCCTGATGGCTCGTGAGGACAAGGGCAACGCCGTGTACACGGGCGAGTTCCGTGTCATCGCTGGCCTGACGATTCTCCCCACCCCAAACCTGCCCGCACCTGGCGCCTGGGTGATCGACACCAATGCTCTCGGTGGCATTGGCGACGAGAAGCTTGGCGAGGGCTACGCCGGAGACACGGTGGAAACCAAGTCCATTCGCGACGATGACAACGACCAGTGGCGCATCCGCGGCCGTCGCGTCTGCGTGCCGTACGTGAACGAGCCTGGTGCCGCCATCAAGATCGCGAACGTCTGAGGAGTCTGAATATGTCTTATCTAGTGACAGCTCCACTCGTCGGCGTCAACGGCGCCGACGGAAAGTTGAAGTACCTGTTCGCAGGAACGGTTGTGCCGCTCGATGTTTCCCGAGCGGATCTCGATCGACTGGAGGAGGGCGGCCTCATCATCAACCAGGATCCGGTCGTTGTTCCCGCGTCGACATTCCCCGATGGGATCCCGTCCGAGGACTGGAAGGTGCCCGAACTCCTGGCGTATGCCGAGGAGTTCGGCATCGACCTCGGTGACGCGAAGAAGAAGGCCGACATCGTGCCCATTCTGACCGCACCTCCGGTAAATGACGACAGCTCGGGTAACGGTGACAGCGCCGCTTAGTCCGCTGATTACGGTCGAGGACGTCGAATCTCGCCTGGGGGAGACCCTGGGCGGGACCGAACGGACTCAGGTCGAGTCGCTGATTGCGTTCGCGTCTGCCCGACTTCGGGCGTATCCACTCGACATCGACAACCGGATCCTGCAGGGCGCGTTGGATCACATTCTCGTGACCGGTGTTGTCGTGACTGCGGTTGCGCGCGCGCTGGATTCGATGCGCGTGGGCCTGCGGGTTCGATCGGAGCAATTCCCCGAGGTCAGTACGACGTACATGGACGCTGATCCGTCGCTGGTGTTCTTCACTGCCGACGATCTTGCGATCCTCAATCCTGCTGCGGGCACTCGGTCCGGTGGCGCCTTCTCGATCGTTCCCGGCTGATGTCGCGCCTACCTGAAGAGTGGGTGCTGCTGCAGGACAACCCGGTTGTCGAGATCGACCCCTCAACCGGGAATCGTCGTCCGGGTGCTCCGATCGAGACGCCGTGGCGGGGTCTGCTGCAGCAGCGGCAGTTGTCGGCATCCTCCGTGGACGCCGGCAACGTCGAATTCAAAGACGGTCACGTCGTGAGCTCGTACGTGTTGCTGCTCAATCCGGGACTGCAACCGCATCCGGAACGGCGAGACAGGTTCCGCGGTCCCGACGGAACGGTGTACACCGTCGTCGGAAAGCCTCGGGTGAGACGACCCGCTCGCGGGTCGCGCAGGCCTGTATACATTTCCGCGATCGTGCGGACATCATCTGACTACCAGGAGTAATCGTGGCTATCAAAACATTCACCGACGAGGACGGCGCGGTCCATCACACCGACGAGAACTCGAAGACTTATGCCAAGTACCTGAAGGGACTCGCGGCGAAGTCCGATCCTTTCGTGAAGGAAGCGCCGAAGCTCGAGGCGTCCAAGCCGGCCGCGAAGGCTGAAGTGAAGTCGGAGACCAAGGCTCCGTAATGGCTCGCGTCACGGTCTACCGCGACAATGCCGAACGGGATGCCCGACGGATCTCTACCGAGGGCCGTAAGGAGATCGCGGAGGAGATCAAAGCTGAAGTCGAAGCGACCGCACCTCGGCGTTCGGGTGCGTATGCGAACTCCGTGCGGGTCGTGGTCGAGGGCTCCCGGGTCATGGTCGAGGACTTCGATCCGACTGCCTTCTACAAGGAATACGGCACGTCACGGACCCGTGCGATTGCAGCACTGACCGGTTCGGCTCGAAAGCGCGGAAAGTACAGCGGATTTCAGCCCCGAGGATCGAGACGGAGCCGATGACGACATTCACACCGTTCGCGCCTGGCGCCATCCGGGACTTCCTGATCAACGACGACGAGTTTCTCACCCTCGTCGACGCGGTCAACATCTCTACTAGGGACATCCCGGACCCGATCGACAAGCCGTTCGTGACGATCTCGGCTCCGAGCAACTATGGCGAAGACCCCATGTTGCGACGTCCCATGATTCAAGCGGACGTATGGGTACCGAAAATCGAAATGCTCGGTGGCGATATCGATCCCGAGGAACTGGCGTGGAACATCGCGGACCTCGGCGCCCGCCTGGTCCACAGAGCGCCGAACGCTCGTCGACGGTTCCGGAATGCGTCCTGGAAAGCAACCTGGATCGAAGGTCCGATCACGGACATCGACAACGAACGCGGACCTGACACTCCACTGTTCCGGGCCATTGTGCGCTGGGACGTGAAGATGGTCGTCCGCTAAATCGCCGAATCCGGCGTCCCAACTGTCCCACCTCGGGTGATCTGCCGCGCCAGGCGTGCCCGAGGTGGGGCTCATCAACCGTGCTCACGTCCGTGAGCTCACCTCAGGAGGAAATTTCGTGAGTACCCATGCAGATCCCAACAAGGCGTATGTCTGGCAGGACGGCGATGCTTTCCGCGCTCCTGCCGGAACTGGCATCCCCGTCGACCCGTTCGGCGTTTCCGTCGTCACCGGCACTTCGCCCGGAGTGACCTGGGATGCGTTCGGCGGTATCGAGGCCGGATTCGAACAGAACCCCAGCCAGGACACCAAGGAACTCCCGATCTGGAACTACAAGAAGTCGGCGTACAAAATCGCGCGCGGCCCTCGTTCTGATCGGCTCAAGCTCAAGCCTGTCGACTACTCGAAGGCCACCGTCACCACGTTCCTGCAGGGTGGCGAGATCATCGAAACCTCCACGGGCTCCGGCATCTTCAAGTACGTCATCGGCGACTCGGAAGACTTCGCGCTTTTGCTCCGCCTCGAAGACGAGGACGACGTGCAGGCGCTGTACTGCGAGCGCGTGACTCTGTTCGCTCCGCCCCCGCGCTCGCTCGGCGGCGACAAGATCGACGGCTTCGAACTGGAGCTGCTCGCCCTGGCTCCGGTGTACCCGCTGTCCAACACGAACCCGCTCGCACCCTGATCTGAGGAGACTCACAAATGCCTGGCGCACCCCGTAAGTCCGCACCTCGAAAGTCCGCACCCCGCACGGCTCAGCCCAAAGTGGCTGAGCCTGCGGCGGTCACAGAAGAAGTCATCGAAGAAGTAGACGACGACTCGTTTGATCTCCTGACGGTACTCGACACCGAAGATCTCCCGCCCTTGCAGGTCACTCTCCGTGGAGTGAAGGCGCAGATTCGTAGAAGCTACAGCGGTGAGGAATGCGCGCAGTTCACCGGCTATATTCGGAACAATGAGGTCGAGGAAGCGCTCAAGCTAATCGCCGGCGAGGTGGACGGCGCCGCGCTAGCCGTCGCAATCGGCGCGTTCAACCTGCCCCACGGGGTCAAACTGTTCAATCAGATTGCGAAGATGTCGACCCTGGAAGTGGGGGAAGCCTTGGCGCTCTTGCCTGCCTATTTTCAAGGGATGGATGGAGCGCAGCTCTCGCAGGATGTGAACGGTACTACCGCCGGAGTCTCCGAGAAATCCTGAAGCTGCCGCGGCAAGATGCGGAAATCTTGGTTGGCCAGGCGATCGAGTGGCTGGCCTCCGAGAAACGGGATTCCGAGAACATTGCAATGCTCGTAGACCGCGACGACTACTACCTGAACTCAGAGTATGCGAACTGGATCGCAGACCCGGATGACAAAGAAGCGAAACAGGAACGGGAACGACGCAAGCGCGCGGGAATTAAGCCTCCGCCGATCCCGATCCTTCCGCCGGTGGCCAAGCGCGCACCGAAGGACCTTTCAGTCAAAGTTGGCGAGTTCCTCGCGAAGCGCAAGGAAATCGAGCCACCCAAGCCCAGGAAGCCGCGACTGGCGGATCTAGTAACCCAGTGGCAGACGGGTTAACGTGAAGCGGCCGTGTTGATAGCTCCAGCGAACCGGCGAGCGGTCGCTTCGTGTCGAGCCTGAGCTTGGTCGGTAAAGACGGTGCCGTCTGCCATTTCGACCACTAGGAATATCTTGGACTTGTCCTTCTTGGCCATTCCGCCGAGGATTGCGCCGAGTGGACCGAGGACTACGGCCCCGCCGACTACTCTCGTTGCAGTCATGCGAGATTTGGCGCTTGCGGCGCTTTCGACCGTGGCTCGCGCTCCGCGGACCGGGTAGGCGACCTTCTGGTGAGTCAGGGTCTCTCCTTCAAGGACGAAGAATCCAAATGCGAGACTTTTCTCTGGTTTGGGCTTCGGCCTCGCATTGGGCGGGTTGCTTTCGGCTTTCCAGCCCGTTGCGAACGCCTTTCCCATCTCCGAGAAGAACCCGGGGCTTTTTCCTGCGTTAGACATGGCGTCCTCTTCCTCGGCTGAGTAATCAGCCGACTATATCGAGTCGACTGAAGATTGCTCCTCCTGCCTTCATTTCGGGATCTTCCCTCGATGTTCAGGGCAGAACGCGGGTATCGCTGCGCCCATTATGTACGTCACCTGCGTCGGAGTGAAGACACCCGCACCAGCTTTCGCCGAATCGACTCCAATCGCCAGAAAGCTTCGTCCGCCGTCTAGTTCGGCGCACACGGCTTTGCCGAATTTGATTGCGCCTTCCTTGTCCTGGATAGGGATATCGCCCCTGATTTGCACGGTAGCAATGAAAAGGTCTTCCGGATCGATCTCGATCGGTGGAGACGATGTAGTGACGAGTGGTTTCCGACTGCTGGGTGTTGCCACGGTGGTAACAACAGGCAAATCGGTGGTTGTTGATGGGGTGATACGCCCGGCAGCGGACTGATGGGACGATCCGCTCGGTGCTGCGGCATCGTTTCCGCCGCAAGCGGATACGGCAGCAACTAAGGCAATCGCGCAGGCTAAGGCCAATTTCGTTTTCATTCCCGGAATGATTGCATGCTTCAAATCGGACACATTCAGCACGTCCCAGTATCCCGTCGGTTTATCCGCAAATCATGAACACGGCAAATCCTGAAGGTGCCCCCACCTCCGGGATTTCTGCATTTTCAGGAGGTGGCCAATGGCCGGTGGTCGCATTGATGTCGAGGTTGCAGCAGACCTGTCCGAGTTCAACTCACAGTTCGAAGAAGGTCTTGAAGGTGCAGGCGAAGCGGCATCAAACTTCGCAGGAAAGATCGCGGGGGTTCTTGCCTTCACCGGCGCCGCGGTGTCATTCGCTTCGATCATCGACAAAGGCAATGAGTTCACTCGCACGCTAAATGCAATGTCCGGGGTCTCTGGCGCTACTGGCGAGCAGATGGACGCGATCAAGGCGAAGGCGATGGCCCTCGGCAACGACGTCGATTTGTCTGCCACATCGGCGAATGATGCCGCTGCCGCAATGACCGAACTCGCCAAGGGCGGGTTCTCTGTTGATCAGTCAATGGAGGCGGCAAAGGGAACTCTCCAGCTTGCGGCTGCTGCACAGATTGACGCGGCCGAGGCCGCGACCATCCAGTCCCAAGCGCTCCAGGCGTTCGGGCTTGACGCGAGTTATGCCGCAACTGCTTCGGATGTCTTGGCGAATGCGGCGAACGCGTCGAGTGCCGAGATCACGGATATTGCCGCGGGTCTTCAGCAGTCAGGTGCGGTAGCAAACCAGTTCGGCCTTTCGATCGAGGAAACCGCCGCGACGCTCGGCGTTCTTGCGAATGCCGGCATTACGGGATCTGACGCGGGCACCCTGCTGAAGTCGACGCTGCTTTCATTGACGGACACGAGCAAGCCTGCTCAGGCTGCGATGGAAACCCTCGGCCTGAGCGTGTATGACGCTCAAGGCAATTTCGTCGGCATGGAGTCGCTGTTCGGGCAGCTCAAGGAAGCGTCCGGAGAATTGACGCCAGAGATCTATCAGCAGGCGTCGGCGACACTGTTCGGGTCGGATGCCATGCGACTTTCCGGAGTCGCTGCTGAGCAGGGTTCCGAGGGCTGGAACACGATGCGGGAAGCGATCGGTCGACAGGGTGCCGCGGCTGAACTCGCCGCCGCACAGAATCAGGGCTTGCCGGGCGTGTTCGAGAAGATCGAGAACACCTCCGAGCGACTGCAGTTGCAGTTGTATGACCTGATTGACGGACCACTGACTTCGTTTGGCAACGCTGCAGTCGGTTTGGCAGACGGAGCGTTGGACAAGTTCGATGTGGCGCTTAGTAACTCGGGCGGAGTTGCCCAAGGGTTTAATGAGGTGATCTCTGGATCTTTGACGAACCTGCCGATGCTTTCGGGGACGTTCAACAATGTTGTTCGTGCTGGCGACTCGATGCGCGAGATGGCATTGAGTATCCGTGATGGGCTCATTGAGATCGCCGAAGGTGCGGCCACTTCCGGTGGCGCGTTGGATACGTTGCAGGGTGGACTTTCGCTTGCGACCGGTGCGGGTGCAACAGCGCTCGCGGTGCTGACTCCGATTGTTGGTGTTGTCGCTTCTGCTGCTGGCGCCTTCGGTTCCTTGCCGGGACCAATTCAGGCAGTGGTTACCGGGTTGGTGGCATTCAAGGTTGCATCGATGGCAAGTTCTGCCTTCATGGCGCGGAATGTCGCCGACATGGGACGTATGGCTTCTGCAGCCCACGGTTTGGGAACGCGGATCCAGGGCATCGGTCCGGCGGCGCAAGGTGGGTACGCCGGCTTGCGGACGATTGCAACGGCGACCGGTGGCGTGGTGACCACCGCAAACATGGGCAGAGTCGCGATGGGATCGTTTGGATCTTCGATTCAGAACCTGGGAACGCACTCCTCGACGATCTCTCGGATGCAGGGCGCATTTGTCAATGCCGCAGTAGGCGCGTCGTCCTTCAGTCGCGCGGCTGGTACGGCTGCCGCCGCGGGTTCTTTGATGAAGTCGGCCGCCGGTGGCCTCATGGGTGCGTTGGGTGGACCTGCGGGGCTCGCGGTGATGGGTGTTGTTGCGGCACTGTCGATCTACTCGATGAATCAACGGAAGGCAGCGCAGGCCGCTGCTGAACACGAAGAGTCGATCAAGAGCCTTATCGGAACGTTGGATGAGCAGACCGGCGCGATTACTGAACGCACCTATCAGCAAAAGGCCTCGGAGCTTGCGGACAACAACGCGATCAAGTCCGCCAAGGACTACGGGATCGCTGAGACTGACCTTGTTGGCGCGCACCTAGCACGTGCAGATGAGCTTGGCCGGGTCAATACAGCGCTCGACGCGAACATTCAGAAGTCGCTGTTGGCGTCGAAGTCGTTCGATGCGGACAAGTATGCGGCAGCAGGTGTATCGCTTGACGATCTGTCAGACGCACTGGGTGGAGTTCCGGGCAAGTACGAGGAAGTTAACGGGAAGATCTCCGACCACAACCAAATTCTAGGTGTGTCGAAGTCGGCCACGTCCGAGATGCTCGATCCGCTAGGCGCACTTTATGGCGGAATGGACCAGGCAGGCCAGGGGGCCTCTGACCTCGGCAAGGATATTGGCAAGTCCAACGAAGAATTAAAGGTTGCTCAGCAGCGGGCTTCTGATGCTGCCGCAGCGATGGAGAAGGGTCGATCACCAGCAAGTCAGTTCAGTGACGCGATGCAGAAGCTCGGCGGCATGGCGGGTAGCGCCGAGGAGAAGCTATCGGCACTGTCCAATGCGCTGACGATCTTCAATGGCGGCACGGTGGGACTGGAGCAGGCGCAGTCTCGTTTGGCTGAGGCGAGTGACGCCACTAAGGCGGCATTCGCCGATGCCGCCGGTGTGAACGCCATTGTCAATGGCGCTTTTGATGTGAGCACTGAGACTGGTCGCCGTCTTCTCGATGCGACCAATTCGCAGCAGCAGGCGACTCTGGCGAATGCGCAAGCGGCCTACGAAGCAAAAAAGAATGTGGGTGATCTTGCTGGGGCGCAGGCTGATGCCACTGCCGTGGTTGCAGCTTCGCGTCAAACATTCGTCGATCAAATCGCAACGATGGGAATCGTCGGTGATGAGGCGCAGCGGATGGCCGACAAGTACATCGGGATCCCGTCTGTCATTTCAACTCTTCTGACCTTGGACAATCAGAGTTTCAAGTTGAATGCGCAGGAGTCCGAGAACATCATCGGAATGCTGAGCAGCCTTGAGGCGACTCCGCAGGTGACGGCAATCCTCGACAAGCTCAAAGAGGGCAAAGCGATCACGACCCAGGATCTTGCCGAGCTTTCGAAGTCGACCGCAGACCCCGCAGTCGTCTTGAAAATCGCTGAGGCATTGGCGAACTCGCAGCAGGTGAAGAATGACCTAGCTGGAATTAAAGATAAAGACGTCACGATCACGATTCGCACACATCGCGAGGGTATCGAGGCTTACAACCAGGCGATCAACGACGTCAACAATGCTAATGCCAACAATGATGGTTACTACTACGTCCACTACGCCGAAGGCGGGCAGGTTACTGGAGGAACGCCCGGAAAAGACTCGGTTCCTTCACTTCTGATGCCGGGTGAGCATGTCTTCGATACCGAGGATGTCGAAGCTCTCGGCGGCCAGGGCGGGGCATACCGGTTCCGTCAGGCACTGAAGGCGGGCAAGATTCAGAAGTTTGCCGATGGTGGCGCGGTCGGCGATGACGGTTTGGATCGAATGATCGATCGTGCGCGAGCCAGGGCTGGAATTGCGTACAGCTACGGTCCGTGGGATTGCTCGATGTACATGTCCGACATTGCCGCAACAGGCATGGGACAGCAGCCTCGTCGACTATGGACGACGTACTCGATCCTTGGTGGCGACCTGCAGGGTATGCAACCCGGTGGCAGCGAAGGCCACTTCCGGATCGGTGTCAGCCAGGAACATATGGCCGGCACCCTGTTCCTTAAGGACGGCTCCCGGGTCGACGTCGAGAACGGTGGCAGTAACTCCGGATCAACCTTCGGCGGAAACGCGGCAGGGTACGACGATCCGCAGTTCCCTCGCCAATTCTTCCTTCCCGACTCAATGCTCAACCCGGCATTGCAGGCGGGGCTTACTGGCGCCTCTTACGGCGCCGGGGCATCGAAGGATCCATGGACCGAGAAGGATGCTCTGGCGCTCGAATCGGCTCGCGTGTCGGTCATTCAGGCGAAGGAAGCTCAGGACAAGGTCAACGCGAACGAGAAGAAGACTGACGCCGACCGGCAACAGGCCGAGCTGAAAGTGCAACGCGCTGAACTGAAGGTGCGTGAGCTCGAGCAGAAACGGGACGGCACTGGCTCCGGAGCGATGATCGGACCGGCGCCCGAGCTTGCCGGGTCGATGACGGACGATGCGATCTCCCTGCGCAATGCGGAGATTGCGGTTGTCGACGCTCAGTTGGCTCGCGACAAGGTCTACGCCGACGTGACGTCCTCTTCCATCGACAAGGAGAAGGCCGACATGGCGGTCTATTCGGCGGAGAACGCGCTGACCAAGGCCAAGACCGAAGGCCGTGGAGACGGGCAGACCTTCAATCTGAAGGACCGGGCGAAGAAGTTCGGAACTGATGTTGTCGGGATTCTCGTTGATGCGGCGTTCGAGCAGTTGCCGAGCGAGTTGTCCGAGTCTCGTTGGATCACAACGGACTGGGAAGGCCTGATGGGAATCAAGCCTAAGCCGATTCCTGCTGTCGCGGCGCCATCGTTCAGCACTGCGGAGATTCAGGCTCAGCTTCCGGTCACTCCCGGCGTCGCTGGTTGGCAGAACATGTTGGCCGATATCAACGGGGACAACTGGCAGGAGCGGTTGGCTGCCGCCTTGAATCTGCCGACTGTCCTGCGAGACAACGGCGGCCCAGTTCCGCACGGCACTGCGGCACTGAATCTGTCGGGCGCCGAGGAATGGATGCTCACCGCGGATGAGCGGCTGAATCTCAGTCGTGACTTCGCGCTGATGCGGGGCGCGACCAAGGGTGGCGACGGGGCCACTCAGGTCGTCGGCCTCGACGCTCTGGCGTCTGAGGTTCGCAGTCTCGCGGAGAAGGCAGGCGACACCTTCAACATCACCACCCGCGACGTGGAAGAGAACGCACGTCGTGTCCGTCAGATTCAGAACACTAGGGCACTTGGTGCGGGATCGAGGTTCTAGGTGACCGTCCGTGAAACGGAAGCAACGGTCGATATCTTCGGTGCGGATGGAAGTTTCATGCGCATCGCAGGTGAAGGTCAGGGTGACCAGGGCGCCGAACTTGCTACGGATATGAAGGGTTTCTATGACGCCCCGGTGAAGACATTTCGGAGGGAAGGTGCCACCCAGATCGGTGGCAACTACCTCGGGAAGAAATATCTGATCCGGGACGTCGCCTTCGGTCTCCATGTTCGCGGCGATGAGACGCAGTGGTGGGAGTCGCGAGACTCCGCCGTTCGCAAGGCGTTCTCGTACGAGTTGGATCCTTGGAATCCGGATGCGCAGTTAGCGCGGATGCAGATCACGACGGAGATTTCGGGAGCCCGGAGTCTCCGTCTTGCATTGTCGGAGTCGATTGGGTTCGAGTCGGAGTTCGATCCGCTGGTGATGCAGCGGGGTGTGACTCCCATTCTCACCGCGGCGATGCAGCCGATGTGGTTCGAGGATGACTTTCTCGGTACGCCGGAGCATCCTGCGCATTGGGAGTTGACCTCGGGAACGTCGGGGGAGGGGTCTGTCTGGATCTCCAACCCGACGGATCAGCCGATGGCGCATTCGTGGGTCTGCAGTGGCACGGGAATTTTCGGGCTTCCGGACTTCTCGTGGACGGGTCCGGAGTATGCGCGAGTTCCCGGTGTGGATTTCAAGACCGGCCGAGATGACTCGGAACGGATGTACACGGTTCCGACCATCACGAGCGCTGACGGCGGTGGCGCCACGGTGCATGTGAGCCGGATGAAGATTCCTGTCCGTTCGTTCTCGAACACCAACATCGCCGGCCGGACCAACGGCAAGCGGCTGGTGTACAAGGTTCCGCCGTATACGCCTCCGACCGAGATTCCGGTCTACGTCACCGGAGCGAACCCGGGCGCCGGCGTGCAACTTCGAATGCCCCGACTGTGGTCGAGGCCATGGGGATTGGAGTGAAGTGACAGCACCAGTTCTCGAAGGCACACTCCTCGAACGCTGCAACGCGATCTGGGAAGCAACCCTCGCCCAGGAACGCAGGGATACCCTCTGTCGACTCGAACCTCCTCTCGTCCGCCTCTGGGACGGCGAATGGCATTGGCAGGGTGAAGTTGCCGCCGAATACATGGGCAACTTCGAATGGAAAGACAACGACACCGGATCCGGCGTCATCGAGATCCCGTTCGATCACTACACCGCTCGGTGGATCTGGGACGAGAAGGGCCGTATGGCCCGCGGCGAGAAGCGCAACGTCCACATCACTGTCGACAAGAACGGCGCTCGCTGGTCCGGGCGTCTCGAAGATGTCACCGTCGACAGCCGTGAAGACGGTTCCGTTGTTCTCGTCGTCAGGTTCTTGCACGACTACGAGAACCTGAAGTGGTACCAGATCTGGTCCAACGCGTTCCTGCCGGCCGCGGTGCAATTTCCGCGAGTGTTCATGCTCGCCGGGGGAGCGCGATGGGCACTCCTCACCAGCCTATTTCTGCAGGTGATGCGTGAGCAGACTTCGCTCTGGCATCTTCCGGATGACCCGCTACAGAAGGCGTCGTGGGGCTCGGGCGGACTGGACATGTCCAACTGGTCCGTTGCTGTCCAGCCGCACAGTTTCATGGACGACCTCAATGAGGGAATCCTGTGGGGCCTTGTCATCTCACGGTGGCAGACCTGGCACGATGTTGCACAGCCGATTCTCGAAGACGCTGAGCTGTCGGTAGTTCCGCGCCGTTTCCTCGAAGGTGATCCGCCTCCGTGGCCAGGCGCGAACCTGCGTCACGGCTGCTTGGTGATCGACATCGTCGACAAGTCCGGTTACTACACGGGCACTTCGAACGGTGGCAATCAGTGGGATGGCCTGCGGCGGACGATCGCTAACTTCACGTCCGACTTCATCGACAGCACCGAATCGCTGATCAGCGACACGAACATGCCGTCCGAATACTCCGTTCCGGGCAAGAAGAGCACCAACAAGATCGCTCCGTACGTCTCGTACCTGTCGGGCGACGAGACGGGCGTCCAGACATCGAAGTTCACCCGCATCCCTGCTAAGGGAATTCAGGTCAACTGCGGTGGTCACTCAGCCCCGGGTGTTGACGCACTTTTGAGTGCGACGGTGCAGATGATCGGCGACCTCACGGCCATGCTTCCCGGTGTACCGCCCATGGGCGGTGTGGCTGACGCGGTCCTCAAGCCGATCTACGAGGGGACGCTGCTCGCCTGGATGTCGGTGAAATCCAACGAGCGAGCGCAGAACTCGGGATGGTCGAGATACTTCGAGTACTTCCAGGACGGCGCCGACAAGGCGTACACCTTGTCTTCGCTGATGGTTCTGCGGCAGGGGTTCTGGGCTACTCGTTCTCGGTTCGCTCACGAGATCGCGATCCTCGACGGCTCGCCGTGGCTGATCGGGGATCAGGGCCAGGGCCACCTGTGGCTCTCGGATCGGTTGTCGGCGCAGGTGACCGGTGATTGGACCGGAGATCTCTACGTCGATCGCGTCCGCTCGATGGTCCTGGCATGGGATGAGAACAACCCGGCCGAGTGGGTTCCCGTTGTCGGCGACAACTCGATTCTCAAGGATCCGGCGCAACGAGCAATGGAGCAGCTCGAAAAAGCAATGACCGGACTGTCCACGCTCGGCGTTTTCTGAGGGAGCGCAATGGGATTCACCTTGGGCGAGATGCCCACACGCGAAAACTGTGATCCGACCAATCCGCGAGAAGCATTCCTGTGGATGCTGATTGCACTGCCGGGGATGAAGGGCGCCCCGGTTCCGTGGCCGATCGAGTACTTCATGGAGATCTCGCAACGGCTCTGGGACTGCGGCGCCCGACCGGATGTCGGGGAACAGGTCATTTGGTACAACCCGCCGCAGTCGGGGGACATCTCGCCAATGTTCGCCGCCGGAGTCTGGGAGGACCATCCGCCAGAGGTTCAGGATCTCGGCATTGATCTTAAGTCGCTGGGCAAGGTTGTCCAGGACGAGGTCCGGCGGCAGGCGCTCGAGATGGAGCCGGAGCCGCCGAATGTGATCGAGGCGCCGGCAACAGTCACCGAACCGCCGAAGTGGCCGGAGAAGATCCGAGTGCACTACCTGGCAAAGAAGTTGGGCTCGACGTCCGCCAATGTCCTCGCGGTGTGCGCAGAGATCGGCGTCCCCGCGAAGTCGGCGCAGTCCAGCATCCCCGGCAATCGGTGCGCGGTGATCCGAGACCAACTCCGCATCAACGCGCTGCTCGCGCTGCGTCCACGACCTGGAGGTCATCATGGCTGATCGTTGCATGCCGGTCGAGAACGACTTCTATGTGACCTCAGGTTTCGGGGCGCGCTGGGGGACGACCCACTGGGGAACGGATTTCGGGTGCGCGGGAGGTTCGGCCAATCGGGCGATCTTCGCGGCACAGTCCGGGACCGTCACGGCGGCCGGTGAAGCGTCTGGGTTCGGACAGTGGATCAACATCGACCACCCGATCGAAGCGGGCGCGGGTTTGACGGTGTACGGGCACATCATTCCCGAAGTGCGCGTAGGTCAACAGGTCCGAGCGGGGGAGCAAATCGGGTACATCAACCCGAACTCGAACACCAACGGCGGCGTCGACCCTCATCTGCATTTCGAGGTGCACAGGTTCGTATGGTCGCCGCCCGGACCGAACCGACTCGACCCTCAGCCATGGCTCGAAGGCTCGCGATATCCGAACGACCCGCCACCGCCTCCACCGCTTCCACCGGAGCCTGCCGTCGACGCATGGCTGCCGATCCTCGAGCAATTCGTCGGGCCGGTGAAGTAATGGACACACAGACATTGGCAACAGTCATGGGTAACCGCGTCTCGAAGGCTCGGTACGACGAACTGTGCCCCGCGTTCAATGCGGCGATGATCCAGGCTGGGTGCACGACCGAGCGTCGAGCGACCATGTGGTGCGCACAGCTCGGGCACGAATCCGGTGGGCTGCAGTGGATGGAAGAGATTGCCAGTGGTAGCGCGTACGAATGGCGCCAGGACCTCGGCAACACGCAGTTCGGTGACGGTGTTCGATTCAAGGGCCGTGGCCCGATTCAGATCACCGGTCGCTACAACTACAGCAAGGTCTCAGTGTGGGCGCACGACAAGGGTTACGTCCCGACGCCGACTTACTTCGTCGACAACCCCTCTGAACTGTCCAATCCGACATACGGATTCCTCGGCGCCGTCTGGTACTGGACCGTCGCCCGAAACATCAACGCTCTCGCTGATGACAACGACTTGCGCGGTGCCACAAGAGCCATCAACGGCGGACTCAACGGACTCGCAGACCGAGATGCTTACTGGCGTCGCGCCGGCAATGCAGGCTCCGCGATCCTCCCCACTCAACCTCAATCAGGAGGAACCCCAATGGGTACACCAGAACTCGTTCAAACCCAATTGACCGGCATAGACGGCAAGGGTTGGTCAATCCTCGGCAAGTCCAAGCCTGCCGAGCTTGCCGGTGAGGATCGGTACAACTACCTCGTTGAGGCTGTAGCCGAAATCCGGGACGCACTACTGATTCCGGTTACATCGTTCATCGAGCGCGAATACCTCGACAAGGACCCTGAGACCGGGCAGCCCGTAGAACCCGGCAAGTTCGACCTGCGCACCGCCGTTGGCTTCTCTGACTACCAGGCATTCCACGCCGGGCGCAAGGCCGAGGAATCCACCAAGGCCACCAAGGAATTGGTCGAGAAGGTCGACAAGTTGGCGGCCAAGCTCGACGCACTGATCGCTGCGCTCGGAGGTGCCAAGTGATTGCCAAGTTTGCAACCGCGTGGCCGACGCTGCGCAAGGTCATCTACATGTTGCTGGTTGCAGGCCTGTCAGTGGCGTTCACGTACGGCAAGGTGAGCGCAGAACAGCAGGCGTCAATCCTCGAGTCTGCAACACAGTTGCTCGCAATCATCGGCTTCGGTATCGCTATTTTCTACACGCCCAAGGGTGGCAAGACAATCGGCGACGGAACCGAGAACAAGGTCGAGTATCACGTAACCAATGTCGACGTCGACGATGCACTTGCACGGGCAAAGCAACTGGAAGCGCTTACCTATCGCGGCGGCGGAGGAACCCAGTCGCTGAGCGTCGACCAGGTTGCCGCTGCGGCAAGTTCGACAATCGCCGAGCTAAGGGCCAGGGCTGAACAAGCTCTCGGTCGCCGGACCGAGGGCTAGCTAGTGCCCGCGGGGTTTACCCCCGAAAATCTCTCCAGCCCCTGGATCCTGGTCGGCCTCATGTTCTGCCTTGTCATGTTCGGCGCTCTCGTCCCGCGCTGGATTCACAAGGCAATCGTCAACGACAAGAACAAAGAGATCGAAGCGTGGAAAGCGACGGCAGGTAAAGCGCTGGAGCAGAACTCGGACCTCATCGGCCATTCCACCACTGCACTTCACATTGGTGACGAGATCAAGCGGCTCGCCGAGAGGGGCGGAACCGGATGACGTGGTGGTGGCAACAGAGACGAGACGCGCAACGGGGCCGCGAAGAGGCTGAGCAGGTCCTCGAAGAAGTGAAGAGTCGGGATCCGTTGATTGCGGAACTGGGCCTGCGGCATCGATTGATGGTGGAGATCAACGGGTTCGGCGAAGACGTAGAGCAGGCCATGGGCAGAAAGAAGGGGCACGCATGAAACTGGTCATGTTGCTGGCCACATTGGCCGGAGTGGTAATTGTGGGGTTGTTCGATCCGGAAACGGAGGCACGGATTTTCCTGACGTCGATGACGGTTCTCGCGTGGACGTTCACGATCATGTACGTGACACGTTCGCCGTGGCGGGCGACGCAGGGTGGTCGAGCATTGCTCTATACGTCGGCGGCGATTGCTCTCCTTGGTACTCAACTCATTTCGGTGTGGTGGTTCGGAGACTATCGATTCCGTGCCGAGGTTCGCGACCTGGTCGTGGTTCTCCTGATTCTGACCTTGCTGTATCGGATTCTTGTGCTGTTCCGAATTCAGCAGAACGCTCGCCGACCAAGTGAATCGGATTCCGACAAGGGGGTGTAGTTCATGACTTCCCCATCCGGAGGAGTTCCAGCCGGTGCGCTGGTCCCAGGAAGTTTCGCATCTTGGCAGGCGATGACCGAATCTGACGCTAAGGCTCAGATGTCTGGCGGGGCGCTCTTCGCGTTCGGCAAGGCGCAGGGCAAGTTCAAGACTGAGATCAAAGATCCACTTGGCGTGACACAAGAGACTGCGATGACGGCGGTGAACGATGCCGCCGTTGCTGCTGCGTTGGCTGCCGCGAATGAGCAAGCGAACATTGCGAACTCGACCGCTATCGCCGAGGCGAACCTCGCGCTCGGAACCAAAGCGAACATCGAGGACATTCCGACCGACGTGCCGGGATACGTGACACTGAACCCAGTCGAGGATGCGGTCTTTCCGAGTTCGGAGATGGTGCCAATTCCGATTGGAGTCAGCGGTTCGACGGAGAACGGCGCAGGCGAGTATGGACATACGCACCCTCTCATTCCGACCGAGGCGCGAATCGTGATGGCGCAGCCGATTTACACGACTGCGATCAACCGTCTAGACCTCGCCTTCATCAACGCGACCCGCGACCGGATCTACAACACCGTCGGATTTGTGATCGCCGAGCAGAATCAACCGACCAAAGCGACAGTCCGAGTCGGGATCTACAAGATGGGCAAGACAACTGGTGGATTTCCGAACGGCGAATTGACCCTTATCTGGATCAGCCCGACCGGGGCGAACATCCAAAGCCAGTTCGGTGCCGCTGCGCAGGACATTCGTGTCGATCTGGGCGCCGACATCATTGCTACCAAGGGTGATTGGTTCGCGGTCTGCATCGTGCAGACGGGCAGTACGAATACCCAGCGTCATCTCCTCGGCAAAGAAGTTGCCCGCAAGAATGCGATGTCCGGTGTGCATCCGACGCGTCTGGCGATGACGCGGGCAGGCGAAACGGCGCCTCCCGCCGCGCTCAACCCGGGACTGCTGGACAACACATCCGGCTGGATTCCGTGGGTCTGCATGGGTCAGTCGTTGGGTCTAATCAAGATCAGCCTCGTCGATCTATTCGACCGTGCGGATTCCGGCGCCCTTGGCCCCAACTGGGCCGTATATGACGCGGGTATGGACATCGTTTCGGGCATCGCCCGGTGCAAGCGCATCAACCGCGGCAACTTGACGAGCCGTGTCGAGGATCGATCGCAGGGCGTTTACGTCTCGCAGCTCTCGACGGACACTATGTCGGTTTCGGTCAAGATAGACGCCTTCGACCGATCGCACGCCGACCTCGAGGACAACCCCCGAGCTCAGGCGGGGGTCCGATCGAATTCGGACATGACTAGGTTCGTCGCTGTTGGCATCCGTTTCGGCCTGATCGAGATCCGCGCCTACAGCAATGCGAATCCCTTAGGGATTACCAAGAATTCGACAACCCGCACATGGGCCAACGGCGACGTTGTGGAACTCCGCGCCACCGACGATGTCGGAACAGGCAAGACGGACTTCACCGCCTACGTGAATGGGTCTTCGGTTCTGACCTGGACCGACGCGGGGAGTGAAGCAAGCAAGGGTGCGGCGTACCGGCGCGCATCGTTCGAGACCGCGTCCACACACCGCGGCGCAGTCTTCGGCTACCTGTCCATCCCTTCGGTAGGCGTCAATGAATGGAAGGCGAAAGACCTATGAGCACATTCACTGTGGCTGGCTTGGACGGGATTACGTTCACCGCCGAGTTCGATCCGGCCGAGCACTGGCTGACAATTGCGGGTCGCGATCGCGATGGGGAGTTGGTGTCGAAATCGGGAATCTCGGTGACTCCAGATCCGATCGAGGATATTGCGGTCACACCTGAAGTCGTTTCTACGCCGACGGCCAGTGACCGAGTCACCGCAGCGGAGTATGTCGAATCGCTTGCGCCTGATCTCGATCCGACGAACGTCTCAGTGGAGGGCGAGTAATGGGATTGGGTTGGAAGCCGATCTTCGATGTCATCGAACTGACGCGAGGCGACTGGATCTTCGAACGATCGAACCCTGCTGGCCCGTTCCCGCCTGCTACGACCGCTCGGGTCGAGTGGGCGAGCGGTCAAAACTGGGACGGCGCCATTGCAGGAAACGTCGTCTCTTGGCGCGTCGAGTCGGCCGAAGCCGACCTCATCGCAGACAACACCGACTTCACGATCTGGGTGCGCTACCCGAACGGCGTCACCGAAACGACAGACGACTACCCCTGGATCTACGGCCGAGCCCGTCGAACCAAGACTGTAAGGAACTGAGATGTCACTTTCAGAAACGGCAACAAAGAATTCGCTCGCCAATCACTGGGCATCCCTTGGCGATTCCTACAGTCTGCACGTAGGAAATCCCGGCGCGGGGGGTACCGCCAACGAAGTGACGAACGGCTCCTACGCCCGGCAGACCACCACGTGGGGAACCGCATCGGGCGGAGTTGTCACCGGATCGCAGCTGACGTTCGCAGTCTCGTCGTCGACGACAGTCACGCACGTGTGCCGTTGGCAGGGAGCCACACTGCGCGATGTCATCGACAACCCGGACGCGACGGTCACCCCGTCGGGTGAGTTCAAGCTGAACCCCAGCTACACGCAGGCCTGAGGGTGAGGTGGCCGGGACCGGATGTCGGGAGCGTTGCGTTCCCGGCCTCCGATGCACGGTCGATGTCATTTCCTGGCGTCGACAGTGAGGTCGTCGCATTCCCGCGTGCTCCTATGCTCGTGATCGCCATTGACGCGTCGGTGTCTGGAATCAGTACGGTGTCAGCAACGCTCGTAACGACACCCGTCTATTCGATGGACGTGGATGGTTTCGGTACGGCAAGTGTCGAAATCACCACATCCTCGGCTATTCCGGCTGGTGTCACCGGTGTGGGCGAGGCGCTGGCGGTCTTCGCGCAACTGATCGAAGCGTCGGTTTCCGGCGAGGGCACCGCGAGTGTCTCAGTGAAGCCGTCGATCGCCTTGGCGGCAGGGGTAACAGGTTCGGGCACTGCCAGCGCCACGGTGACGCCCGTCGCGATGGTCGTCGCAGCGGCATCATGCGAGGGAATCCCGAGCGTTGGAGCATGGCCGGCCGCGCTCGTGACCATTGCCGCGACCGGATCCGGCACGGCAAGCGCAGCACTCACCGCCAGCGCCCCGATCAGCGCAAGCGCATCCGGTGAGGGTTCGGCAACGGCGCCCCTTACCGCAGTCACCGGCCCGACAGTGTCGGCGTACACGTCAGGATCAGGCAAGGACAACTGGACGGTTACGCTCCCATCGGCCGCTACCGGCGACCTCCGGATCATCGTCGTCGGGCTGGTGGCGAAGTCCACGAACACGATCTCGGGGTGGACGAAACTCGGGGAGGATTCCTCGTGGTACGACCCAGGAGCGTCGGTGTTCTATCGGGTCAAGCGGCCGTTGGATCCGGACACACGAGCGCTAGATGTTGGGGGGTACGGATCCGCGTCTACAGCCGTCGCGATGACGATCCCCGGGGCGATGCTCCCGACGATTTTCGCGACAGCGAAGAGTTATACGGCAGGCGCTCCCGGTCCGCACACGACCCCGGCGATTACGACGACGAAGGTGAACAGTCTCGCGGTCCGTGCGGTTGTCGGTAACCCTGCTACCGCGTCGGCGCCGACGTATTCGGGATGGGGATCCCCGATGACGGAACTCGCACAGCAGCAATCTGCCGCGGCGGACAGTGCAGGCGATAACAGTGTGATGACCGTCGCGACGGGGCCGGCGTCCGTCGTCGGTGTGCAACCGGCCGTCACCGTGAACCCGTCTATCGGAATGCCTTATATGGGTGCAGCATTCGCGATCGAGCCGATGACGATCATTGCGGGGATGCACCTCGCAGCGCAGCACACGCTCGTTAACTCCGGAACGCAGACGCAGATCGCGGGATGGTCGGCGGATCAGGGTTCGACGGTGATCTCCGATCGGCTCGTGATCCCTGTGACGAAGACGGGCGCAAAGGTCGAGGTGTTCATTCGGTACCAAACGAACTCGGCCACCGGATCTCCGTCGTTCCAGTGGCGACTACTGAAGAACGCGCTCGCGACACAGCTAGATTCCGTTACGGTTTCGGGTGCGGGAGTCGGCACGAACTACGAGGCCGTGATGACGTACACCGGAAACTTTGTTGCGGGAGATTACATCTACCTCACGTGTGCCGGTACGTTCGTCGCTCCGGCGCCGTTCGTGATTCCCGGCGTGGACACATTCGTCCGGGTCACCTGATCTGGGGATGAGAACACCATCCTCGACCACATGTGAAGCCGCTGACCGTGGACCGGGGCACGATCGCGCCCGCGTAGGCCACCGCGCAACGGCCCCAGTCCTCTCGAAGTCGGAGAGATTCTGCCGTCGGCGCCGGCCCCTGCTGGCGGTGCGCACTCAACAACCCACATCACGGCCAGGCGCCTCCCGCAAGATGTGCGAGAGGCGCCTTTACGTGCATAACGACCGGCGGAAACGCTTCGAGGAGAACCCTGATGGCACTGGAATACTCAACCGTCCGAGTCAACATCACTACCATCGCCGCAGACGGGATTGACGTCGACGACATCCCCGACGACACTCCACTGACTGGCACGCTGGAACTGGCGCCGATGGTCGCCGCCGGATCTGCGATCCAGTACGACGACGGGGGAGTGCTCAAACTCAAGACCGTCTCGATCGTCAATGTCGACATTGGGATCACTGGCGACATCTCGCACCAGGGCCGCGACTACGTGAAGCTGCTCGCGCCGACCGCGTCGACCACCAACCTCGCACAGTTGCAGTGGCGGGCAACCTTCAAGAACCTGCGCTACGGCAGCCAGGTCATCCCGATGCAGCCGATCTACTTCTATGCGACCCCTGGCGCGGAGATCAATCTCGCCGATCACCTCAACGTCGCACCGTCCTCACTCGCGGTGCAATTGTCGCGGGGGCCAAGAGGATTCGGAATCGGCGATGTCTCCACCGACTCAGGTACCGATGAGCTGGTGTTCAAGCTCGACGACGATTCAGGGACCGAAGTCGGTCGAGTGGAGATCCCGCCGATTGCGGTATCGGACGTAGCCGTCGCCGATCTCGTCGGATCGGGCGCCGCAACGAAAGCAGTCTTGGACGGCACGTATGCCACGGCGGCAGCGCAGGCGCAGCGATTCCTCTCGAAACTCGCTCGCGGTGTCGAGAACTCGGTCGCGGCGATCATCGGCGACTCGACTGCCAACGAGACCACCGAGCATGCGTATCTGGAGTTCGCGGCACTTGCAACCAGATTCCCCACGATCACCTTCATCTACATTCTGGTGAACCCCACGACGGGTGTGTACGACAGTGCTCCGTTCACGGTGCAGACCGGCACGGGTACTGCAACCTGCACCCTGTATAACTGCTCCATCTCAGGTTCGCGCCCCGGTTACGTCCTCGGCTCCCGCTATGTCGCCGCGATCGCCGCGATCCCGGACCCCGACCTTGTGACGATCAGTCACGGCCACAACCTCGCCGACCCCACTACCGAGAATGGCAGGATGGGCGTGCGAGGGAGTTACCTGGCTCTGACCGAAGCTGTCTCGCAGGAGTTTCCGAAGGCCGGGATTATCCTCGAATCACAGAACCCCAGCGGTATCGCGGGGCGAGAATCGTGGCAGGCAATCAAGGCCGGCATCGTGCAGCAGATCGCCGCACAACGAGGCTACGGTTTCATCGACGTGCACCAGGCGTTCGTGAAGTACATGGCTGAGCAATCAGTCACTCTCACCTCACTGCTCCTCGAAGACGGGACCAACACCCATCCGAATGCGGTCGGCTCGCAGATCTGGGCGGCTGAGGTCGGAAAGGCGTTGGTGTACTCGCCGACGAACCTTGCGCCGGGGCAGAACTCGTCGTCTATGTCTCAGGTCGCCGAATCGTTGATCGAAGACCTGGCGTTCGAGGACTGGACCGGATCCTTACCTGTCGGTTGGACGGCGTCGAATGCGACGGTCGAGAAGGATTTCACGAACTTCGAGACCGGCACGTACAGCTTGAAGATCACGTCCGCCGCGGCCAATGCGGGCGCGTATGCGGAGCTGCTGGTCGACCCCGCCGCGCTGGGGATAAAAGGCAAGATCTCGGGCAAGGTCGTCACCATCGCCGCCCGCATGTACGCACCCGCCGCGAACTCTGGAACTCCGAGCGTCATGCTGCGTGATCAGACGGAGTCGACGAACCAGCGGCAAACCGACATGGACTCCTCCACGCGCGACGGGTGGGTGTGGGTGATCTGCACGAAGCGGCTGATCTCGCCGACGACGAGCATCCGAATCCGGTTGCACTCGAAGACGTCCGGTGTCACAACCGGGTCGGTCAGCGTCGACCGACTCGCGTTCACGGTCGGTGACCTACCTCGTACTGCGATGTCTCCGAAGAAGGTGACCACCGTCAACTCGATCGCGTTCAACGAAACGTACACCCCACTGCTCGATCAGCTGTCCACGCTCGGTGCAGGTATCCCTGCCGGCATCGTCGCTGGTGTCGACCAGACGTTCACGACGGCAGGTACCGGGTCTGCGGTGCTGATCGTTCCGCCGCGCAACTACGTGGTGAAGTATCTCGATTGGCGCACCGGTACCGTCTCGGCTGGGAACTACGACATCGGCATTCTCGACGCGACCGGGCACGTGCTCTGGAGTAAAGGTGGGACTGCGTTCCCGGCGGCGTCTACCGATGTCACCGAGGATCTTTCGGCTACGCCACTCACCCTCACCGCCGGAACGGGGTACTGGGTTGTGATTGTTGGCGACTCGGCTACGGCGAATGTTCGCGGTTTGAGTGCACCGACCGCGGCGTTTAACCGGATGGCAAACGGCACATACCGCTGCCGGGGTGTTGCGGGCGCATACCCGCTCGGCATACCAGGAACGGTGAAGGCGCTCGGATCAAGCGGCGGGGTGCGCACCCCGATTATCATGCTCCGCGAAGCGTAGTCCAGGATCCGAGGCAAAGTAACCAGGTCGACAAAGCCCCCAACCTCATTGCGAGGTTGGGGGCTATCTGGCGCTCAGGTCATACCAGCGATCACACGGACAGGCGCATCGACTCCCCAAATTCAGGAGAGTGTGAGCAATCCGTAATCCGGAGCGGCAGTCGACGAGAGTTCGAACGGAATTTCCCCCGCAAACTCGCCGTCAATATCGATCACCACGCGAAATCTTCCAACCTCGAGGAATATCGGATTGAGGGGAATTACGAAAATGAACGGCATAGGCTCACCGCGAAGGTGAGGGTGAGCGTGCGCATTTGGTGGCACATATATCTCGGGAATCGATTCGCCTCGACCGCGATTGACCCGCTTCTGGCTTGTGGGTTCGATCGGGATCATGCGCCCTGTTATCAGATGGTCCCGCCCCATGTCATCGGGTGCCCAATGCACCCGCCCGATGAGGCATAACTCGGCAGGGAAAGGAAAATTCAACTCGCCGACGCTGCTGAACGCGGTGAGCCCGCCGTTGATCGCCGTGAAACTTCCGTCCCTGAATTCGCCGCCCCGGCACAGGAACGCATACTCCAACTTCGGGTGACTGGATACACCGCGACGACGCAGTTCCCATTTCGACTGGAACCATTCGGCAGCCATCTCAACGGTGCGCTCGGGTTCGTCGTCATTGGTGAACAGATCCCTAGCGACAGCTAGCACAAACGCCTCGGCTTCAACCGTCGGCATATGAGGTAGCTTGAAACCGTTCTTAGTCAGGAACACGTCGACCGCCGTCCACGCTGTGCGCTTGTTCCCGTCAATGAAGAACTGAGTGCTACACAGTCCATGCAAGAGCGCGCCGGCCTTGAGCCAGATCGTCGGGAATTTCTGTTGACCACCGAAGCCTGCCTGTGGTCGGTGAGCCGCAGCTTCAATTCCGGGCATATCGGCACCATGACGACCTGGTCCGCCGACCACTTCGTTGAGGACGCAGAGATCGTCTGCAGACAGGTAGTGCGTCACTTGGCGAGGCGGTCGAGCAGGTCGCTCCACCGAGTCGTCGAGGCTTCTGCCAGGCGGAGAAGTTCGTCTCGATCAAAGCCCTCGACCTGATCAGCAAGGGCTGATTCGGCACCTCGGACATCGTCCGTTGCGCCGAGTTTGCGGTGTGCGGTCTTGGCCATGCTCACCATCATACGTCCCATTTGAGCGACCGCAGGGCAACTAAGCTGCTGGGGGAGTATTCAGGAAGGGTTACGCAGAAGCGTTCTGCGACCTTGTTGCCGTCGGAGCCTCAAATGACAACCGCTCTTGCGCCATCCTCTGCAGTTTGGCGGAGGCTTTGACGCCCTTGCGGGCGCGCATCTTGACCAACCCGCGAGCTGCGAGGATTCGCTCATCTCGGGTGCGTTCCCCCATTGCGTGGGCTGTCTCCATGGGTCGCTCCTTCCCTCGGCGATCGTTGATCAAGTGTGACACAATTTCAACGATCCATGTTGTCGTCGAGCACTGCTTCCGATCCTGACGCAGGCGGGAAATCGAACTCGAACTCAGCGCCTTCCTGGACAATCAACTCGTATGCGAGTTCGACAAACTCTTTATCCTCCGCGTCCAGATCCGGTTTGTTGGATAGTGCACTGAGCATCTGAAGCGACAGCACCCGGGTCGGGGTGTTCTTGGAGTTACTGGCAGTCAGTGCCCATTGCACTCGTTCCCACCATGCGGCTGACAAAACTTCTCGCTGATGCGCAGTCCGCTCGTCCTCCGCATGGGTATCTCGCTGCTTGCGGTCTTCCTTGCCGTTGTACCACGCGAAGGCTGCCGCGCCGAGTGCAGCCAACCCGGCAAATCCTGGAGTTTTGACGAAACTTGGAATCCAGTCGCCAATGAAGGTGTTGACCCAGCTCCATCCAGTAGTTCGACCGAAGTAAAACCCCACACCGAAAAGCACCACGCAAGCGCACCAATATTTCCGTCCGGAAAACTTTGTCAT